CTCTTTCCGTCAACTGTAGGTATACAACAACTCTTGTAATTGCCATTCTTGGCGTATTCAAACAACTGCCACTTAACCAACCCAAAATGGTTGTTTACGGCTTCTGTCAAGGCTTCATTCTTTGCCTTATCCAGTTCGTCAAGTAAATCAAGGATTTTCTCGGCATTAGCCTTATTCTGTTCAGAATCAACCCTTGTCTGCTTTAATTCTTCAAGTCGCTGTTCGTCTGCTGCCGTATCAGACTTTGCAATCTGGCTTTCACATTCTGCTAACTGCTGCCTTAAAGCTGTTTCCTGTGCCTTTAATTCTGCCTTAACTGCCGAAATATCATTAGCCTTGTGCATAGCCTGTTCCTTTTCAGCTATCTGCTGTTCGAGCACCTTGTATTCTTCTGTAGCTGATACATCAATTTCCTGTGGTAACTCTGATAACTGCTTTTCAAGGTCTGCAACTTCTTCTTCCAACTTCTGCTGATTAGCAATATTTTCTTCGTTACATTTTTCCAGCCTTGGTATCATATCTCTTGCATTATCAACATCTGCCTTAACTTCTAATCCGTCTTTTTCAACCTTTGCCAGCCTGTCAGCCTTTGTCTTTTCAAATGAACTTCTAAGGCTTTCAATTTCTTCTGCTGGCAGTTCTCTGCGGCAAGTAGGGCAAATTGCTGTATTGTCATTGAATTTTTCTTCTTTAATCTTCTTCCAAACATCAGCAAGCCTGTTTCTTTCTCTCGCTCCGCTTTCAATGTCGTTCTGATAACCAGATATTTCAGAATTGTTCTTCTGAATAGTATTAGCTATATTAATAAGATAATCTTTCTTTTCAGAAATCTTGTTCTCAATCTCTCTTCTAGCCTTAACATTTTCTCCATTGGCTTTGCGTGATAAATCTCCCTGCTTAAACTTCAAATCAAGAATATCAGCACTAGCCTTATCATATTCAGCCATCAGTTTGTCATTGTCGGTCTGCTTTGCTATGCAATCAGCAATCTGCTCTTTAAGGCTGTTTTTCTGTAATTCAAGGTTAGATACTTCAATAGCCTGTTTAAGCTGTATGTCTCTTTCCTTTTCCTTAATCTGTCCGTCAAGAATAGGCAAATCCTTTGTAATCTTGGTCTTGGTAGCCTTATTCATAGCGGATAATTCTTCAACTGTATATTTATTAAGCAAAGGAACTAACTCGGCTAATTCGGCTTTCTGTGAAGCTATATCAAGGTCTGTAACGTCTCCTACAAGTCCGAATAAGTATTCACGCATTTCAGCCGGCTTCTGATTAAGAAATGCGTTTACATTACTGCACATCTTGAATACATTCATATCAACATCAAGGTATGCGTTGAAGTCCTTTAATGTCTTAGGTACATCGTTGATAAAATACTTGTTATCGTCTTTATAACTACTGCCATCCTTACTGTAGGTACGCTTCTGTACTTTCTTCATAGCTACCTCTTTTCCGTCAACATCAAGTGTAAGCTCAACACTTGTATCCATATCATCAACGGACTTTCCGTCAACCTCTCGTCTAACAACCGGATTATCCTTTAACTCATAATCACAGTTGAACAAGCACCACATATAAGCGGTTGCAATAGTTGACTTACCTTTGCCATTCTTAGCCATAATCTTTGTAATAGCATAAAAATCAAATTCTGCGTGTGCATAGCACATAAAGTTTTCAAGTACTACCTTTTTTAAAACTGCTCTTTTCATAAACATATCCTTTCTTTATTTATATATTCATAATGAATACATCATCTTCTATTGAGAAGTTATCAACTGTCTTATCTGCCAGATAATGCCGTCTGTCAAGTTCATCAAACGTGCCATCAAATATAACACCTTGAACTGGATGCCATACCTGACAACGCTTTTCATTATCTGCTGCCATACTAGCTAATTCCGAAACTGTAATATCACTATTCATCAGCATTCTCCTTTTCCTCTACAATCTCAACTCTGCCTACTGATACCTCATAAGCTACTCTGTTTTCGATTTTGTCTTCACTTATCTTCTTTGTATAAGGTCTTGACTGAAACCTACCTGTCATTTCTATATGTGTTCCTACTGGCAAGTGACCGACAAACTTAGCTGTTCTGCCCCAAGTTATGCAAGGTATATAGTCTGACTTGCCATATGCTCTGTTAACAGCTATGAGAACATTTGTTATTTCTCTTCCAAGTGGTGTTACCCTGTATATAGGTTCTTTGCAAATAAAACCTCTAAGAACTACATCATTATTAAAAGGTAATTCTTCCTCGTTTTCATATATCTCTATAATTTCGGTAAAGATTGCTAATATCAGCTTACTTTTTTCACCTATATGCTCGTTGTAGCTTCTTATTCTTCCTGTAATCATTACGCAAGCACCTGCTTTTAATTCGTTCATATCTACAATTCTTTCAGATATAAGAACAGGAAGTGTATCTACTGCTCCGCTAACCCTGTCAATAGAAATCATCATCTTAAAGAATTTTTCTCCGAAAACTTCGTGATTGAAAGCTGGTTCTTCTGCAACTAACCCAAAAACTGTAATATTGTTATTTCTCTCTTTCATCTTTAGTTCTCCTCTCTCTTTTCTACAAATCCAACAACTTTACCGCCGTCAATAACTGTATACATATCCTTTTTCTCGTACATATCAATACAATCCTGTACTGTTATTACTTTCTCATTTACCTGTTTCATACTGTTCTTTCCTTTCTTTTGCTTTAATCTTTAATGTTGTAACTACAATACATATAGTTTCTAGTATCATTCCGACAACAACACCCAACATAAACCCCTGTATCATAGCTTATATCTCTCTTTCATTATTGTAGGCAGTTCGTAGCAGTCGATATAATCGTGAGTGTCTGCTATGTACTTCTTTTTAAGTCCACTCAAACCACACCCGTATTCGTGCTTTAACTGCCCTAAAATATCCTTTACAACTACTCTTCTTAAGAGTTCACAATGCTTATTTCTTCCTAAGAGGTAACTTGTTCTTCTGCCAATGTGTGCCAGGATTTCAAGTTTTTCTACCTCATTAATCTGCTCTCTTTCGCCTTTTTCAGAAATAATAAATATCAATCTGCTAAAACTCCTTTCTAATTAATGAGCTGAAATATCATTGACACAATAAATAATATTGCTGATAAAATCCATAAATATTCAGCTATCTTGCTGTCTCTCTTTGCTTTCTTGTATGCTGCAATAGAGACTTCTAAATTGTTTCTTTCTGCAATCAGTTCCTCTACTGATATGCTATACTGTGGCGTTGCCTGTATATCTTCCATAAACTTCTCCTTATTTTAAAAAATTGTGATATAATCCCTTTATCTCCCTATAGAAAAGAGGTGATTTAATGGATAACTCAAAACTTGCCGAGCTTTATGCTTTTGCCAAAATATGTGGCTATCAAGGTGATGTTCCTAAATTCAAAGAAGAGTACCGCAAATACTATGATGAATTTATGAGTACTATCAAGTCGCAGCCAGCTAAAGCCACAGCAATCGGTAATCCTTTTCGCATTGGCTATTAGCATTTAATTGCCAGTAAAGCATTGGTGAGGGAATTGAGAATTCTACATTCACTCTGTATTGTCTCATTTTTCTCACCTTTTATTACATCATCAGCAACACCTAAAGCAATCTGTTCTACATAGTCTTGCAAACTTCTTTGCTGTTCGTCACCTTTAATCACGTATGGTTCTCTCATTCCTGTTCCTTTCTAAAGTGCTGACTTGCCAACTTCCGTTGAATAGTCACGCTTTTCTTTTTCACAAGGAATATATGAAGAAGCACTAACAATAATCTTCATATATTCCAAAAAACCTTGAGCTTCCAAAGCAGATAGACCATATTGTGTGATTAATTCTTTTACAGAACCAGTTAATTCACCTATATCCTTATAGTTATGTAAACGCTTTACATAAAACATACAGCCTTCTGTTGTTTTTGTAAGTTCCTCTTTTATGGCATTTTCAATAAAATCTCTCATCCGTGCTCCTTTCTTTCAACTTTATTGATTGGGTTAAAATCATTATCAATAGCATATGGCTCACCTACCTGCCATTCTCCGTCAATAAATGTTATTTCAATAGCAACATTCTTGTCATTGTAGAATTTCATAACAATCACATCTGCCATTGAACCATCATCAGAAACAGCAATCTGTTCATATGCTTCAAGAAACTTAAAACCCTGTAACATATTAAATTCGTCTATTCTGTCCATATATAATCTCCTTATGCACAATATTTCATAGCATATCTCTTAACAATATTCTCAAATATTGCCTTAAGCTGTGGCTTATCATAAATAACAGCAATCTTGGTTGTTGCCGCTTTTATAGCCGTCTTGGTATTACCTGCCTTTTCCATTCTTGCCACCTTGTTATCCTGCAATCTTTTAAGACTACAATGTGCGGTCATTTCCAACTCGCCGTAAAGTTGATTATAAAGTGCCTGATAATCAATGCCACTTTTGATAGATATTTCTCTCACTTTGGCATTAATATCATTCTTCCAATCGCCGATAGGCTCTGTAAAAATCTCTTTCATATTGTTAACAGTTGTTTCAACCTTGGCTATCTGTTCTGCCTGTTTCTTCTGCTCTATCTCTGCCTTGTTCATACTTTCAACAAGCATATTCATAAGTCTAAGCTGTGGTGAAAGCTGTGATACATCAATAGCTTTCTGCTTAACTCTTTCTTCTACTGTTGTGAAGTATTCCCTTGCTTCTTCTGCCTTTTCTGAATTACCTTTAACAGATAACTTCTTGGCGAAATGAGCTGTGAGCTTATAATCATCTCTCTTTACTATGCCACCTGTCGGTGTCTCGACATCTATGTCGAACCGCCAATAATCCTCATTTTCTGTGGCAAATTCATTATCTGTAATATTGCTTTTCGCCCACCTTGAAAACTGCCCTTGTGCTAATCCTAAGAAGTTGTACAGTTTTCTTGCTGTTGTCATCCCCTCACTATCAATATCAAGGGCAACTTCAATAGGTGTTCTAAGCTCTATCGTCTTGACTTCATTCATTAGTTTGCTCCTTTCTATCGGCTTTCTCTGATTCTCTTACCATTGCCATTCCCTCGGCGACACCAAGAATGTAATTTTTCTTGCTATCATCAAGTTTTGGTATTGTATCGGATAGCTTCTTGATGATTTCCTTTTCCTTTTCGCTCATTTAATTCACTTCCTTTCTGTGATATAATGTGTTTTAAAAAACAAAGGAGTACTACTATGCAATATGTTCCAAATTATCCAAACTTAGATGATATGCTTGTTAAACCAGTAATTCCGAATGTAGAAATGCCTAAATATGAAAAAGGCAAATCGCCATATGAATTGATGGAAAGCCAATCAGAATATTTAAAAAATACTGTTCCTGCTTTAGAAAAACTGGCTCAATCAGCACAAGATACTGCTAAATCCGCTCAATCATTAGCAGATACCGCTAATAAAAATGCTGTTTCTTCTAGTAAATACTCAAAAATTTCACTTGCGATTTCAATTATTGCAATAATAATCAGTTTGTCTGATTTAATAATCAAAATAATATGTCAAGTATCGTAAATGAAATATTCAATATTGCAATAACAACAGCGATTATTGATGTTATTAATGCTATGTCACAAAGTCTTAATTTCTTCATTGATACCTCTTTACTTAATCCATTTTTCAACTGGGATTTTTGTTGCTTCTGCAATCTTCTGTATAGTAGTTAATGTTGGAGATGACATACTATCTTTCCAACGACCACACGTTCCATTACCAATGCTGCACATTTTCTCAAATACTGATATTGGCATTTTCTTTTCGTTGCAATATTCAGTAACCTTATCATAAAAATTTTTATTAATATCTATTTTATTCTGCTGTGTCGTAAAAGCTTCATAAGCCTTGTCAATTCTTGCGGCTACCGGACTGTTTTCTAGCTCTACAAGTGCTCTTAAAGCTGAAATTTCTAATTCTGCCTTTTCTTTTGCAGATATGTCGCTTTTTCTTGCTTTTTCTAAATCCTCAAGTATATAGTTTTTTAATAAATCAATCTGAACTTCATTCATTGTTATTACCTCTCAATCTGTAATTTGTGATATAATCCTCTTATTCTATTGAGAAAAGAGGTGAAAATATGGATAATCATTACTCTGAAACATTTAGTACATACGACACTGTAAACTGTGGTACATATGTATGTATGCAGTGTGGTAACGAAAACGACAACGGAATTGTTTCTATAAAACATCGTGGTGAAACATTACCAGAGTGCGATGAGTGTGGATATACTACATGGATTAAAATAATGTAGGGTTTTTAAACACTCTTTCTTCCTCTGCGAGTGTTTGGTTCGTAACCGCCAAGTTATCATCAACCAAATGCTCAATGAGGAAAGTTCTTTTTATAACTCTTGTTCCGTTTTCACAAACCTGTGAAATATGCAAATACATCTTCCCATTTTTTTGAAATGGAATAACAAATGTACTCTGTAAAAATTTCCATTTCACAAAATGCTTATTCAAAAATATGCTTACACATTTTTTAATTTTACTCATTCTTACTCCTTTCCAGTAACTTGTGAAGTTACTTTCTTTGCAAAAAAAATCTCCATAGGATTTTCAATATTCAAATTATCAATCATAATCTGAATTTCGTTACTGCCAAAAACGCCCTTGTGCATTCGTAAATAGAAAGTCTTGGGTGTTACACCTATCATTTGTGCAACTTCTGTCTGCGTTTTTCCGTTTTCAGCAATAATCCCACGAAGCTTATTTGTATCAACCATCTTCTCATCTCCTTTCCAACTTCGTAACTTTTGAAGTTACTCTTATTATACACCGCAAAAGTAACTTGTCAAGTTATTTTTTTCTTGACTTGTAACTTTTTTGTGCTATAATCAAGTTACCGATAGGAAAGGAGGAAACACTAATGATTAAAACTGTTGGAGATAGGATTAAGGAACAAAGAGAGCTTAACAATATGTCACAAGTAGAGTTGGCTAAAAAGATGGGCGTTTCTAAACAGACATTATATAAGTATGAAAACAATGCCGTAACAAACATACCAAGTGATAAAATTCAGATTGCTGCACAGATTCTTGATATTTCTCCATCATATTTAATGGGGTGGGAAGATAATTTATCTACTGATAATGCTGATATCATTCCCGACTTAATGTCAGATAAGAAAATGTTGGATAGTGTTAAGAAGTTAATGAAACTTAACAAAGAACATCAACAAACTATATTTGACAATATAGCCTATTGGTATGAGAAAGAGGGGCATTAAATGCCCCATTTCTTTTTGAATGATATAATTAATTCATATAAAAACTTTAAAAATCTTTTATTATTACAGTTATTGACTGTTTCTATTATTATTCGCCTGTATTCCTCATTACTCATAAACCTGCGCTCCCCTCTCTTGCCCTTGCACGTTTGATAGCGATACGATTATTATAGAACACACGTTCTATAGTGTCAAGTGTAGCGGCGATATTGCCAACGCCAATCAAACAATATCGCCTGCCAGAACTTGAAAATGTTTAAGGGTCTTTTCTCAAAGACAAGTTTATTATACATTTATCGTTAGTATATTTCAAATACTTTCGGTCGTGTTATTCTGACACTATTCGACAACTAACTGGAACTTGTCGATAGCATTACCCATAACGCCTGCATATCCGTCCATTCCGTTCGATGTTTCATCATCTATCTGCTCTGGATAGAAGTTGCGGTTGTTGAATACAGATACCATATACTTTGCGTACTTCCAAGGCTCACCCTCTGGTGTATAGTAAATGATTTCTACGGCGTCAATCGGTGTTTTCTGGTCGCCTGCAAAGCCGTTGTAGAAATCATTATAATTGAAATCTGTAACATAAGGAAGCCAATCACCATTAAGTGTATGAACTCTGTACTTAACTGAACCTCTGCTAACCTTGATAATAAGTGCTGTGATAGCTTTATTGTCACCTGCGCCAGCCCAATCTTCTCTGTCCTCTACTTCGCCCCACCATCTGTCTGTATAAGCGGCGTATGTAGCATATACGTGTTCATCTGCGTTATCCTCTGCGTTATCTTCTTCACTGTTATCCTCTGCGTTATCTTCTTCATTATGAAAGCCATAAAATTCTGATAAGTCGCAAACTCCGTCTACACCGTCAATTCTTGCGCTAGAAGTATACTGCCACCCCGCAAGATAATGGTCGATACTGGGTGTCTTATCTGCGTTAACATCATCATTTAACTGCATTTCATCATAACCTAAGTAGTAACGTGCAATCCAGAACGGACAATCTAAGTCGCTAGGGTTTGTATAAGGCTTGATGTAGCTACCATAGAATGATAAGCCAGTATATACGCCAAAGTTATATCCTGCACCCTCAATAACCTCTTTATATGCCTTTATAATGTCGATAAGCTCTGAACCTAAGTTTTGCATACAAGTATTTTCAACATCCATCCAGACAGTTACCTTACGTCCGTCAAGCACCTCAAGTACTCTGTTAGCCGCTGCAATAGCTTCTTCTACTGTCGGTGTGTATACATAGTTATATACACCGCAGATATGCACACCTGCTAACTGACAGCCTTTCCAGTTGTTTTCAAACTGCTTATCTGGGTCAAAATCACGTCTGATAACCTTAAGGATAGCGTGAGTAAGTCCTGCCGCCTTAACTCTGTTCCAGTCAACTACACCATTCCACGCTGAAAAATCTCCACACTTAATCATACTAAAATACCTCACTTTCTACTGTCCCTGTTATATTTACATCTGAACTAATTGTGTTATCTTCTGTGCTGTATGTTGCCTTGTAAGTGTTTTTAACGCCATCAAGAAAGCTCTTAAGTTCGCTGTCTAGTGCTATATCATTTGCTAAGTATGCCGCAAAATCATTAAAGCTAGCTGACATACTAACTGTGCCGCTTTCACTGATTGTAGCTGACAGATAAGCCACCTGTTTAAGTGTTCCGTCTGAGTTTTGAACAGATAATGTTCCGTTCTTCTGAATTGATGAGTTGATGTCTAACATTGTGTTTTACCTCCTAATTTGTATTAAAAAAGGACACCCGAAGATGTCCTTAATTACTTAATTGCTTTTCTAATTTTTTAATTCGCATATTCTGCGATTGTACAGTTGCAACTAAATCCGCTATTAATTCATCATAACGTAATGCGTATCTTGCTGTTAATTCTTTAGTTGTGTTTCCGTCTTCATCTGAAACTTGTATCTCGTAGTTATCGTCATTAACTTTTTTATCTATAAATAACCCCCAATCGCTATCGCCCATTTTTTCTTTAACTTCTTGTGCAATAAAGCCGTGGTGTAATCGGTTGGAAGTACCATCTTTCATTCTAAACTCGCTTGGAATTAAGCTGTATATAAAGTCAGCTGTTTGTTCTATTTCTAATGCCTTAATATCTTTTTTTACATTTCTGTCGGAGTCCGAAGCTATTGTACCAATAAAGCCACCTTCGGCAGTAATAGTGTATTTTGCAACCATAGAACCCATTAAAGAAACTTCTGTCTGTGAGTAAAAATTTTTAGAAGTATCATTATTATAAATTCTAACATTTGTTGCAACTTGCGTATCCGAATTAGGATTGTTGCAATAAAAGTTTGCAATTTGAGGATTACCATCACCGCCTACATTAAGACCTTTAATTGCAAATAGATTACCATAAACACTCAAATCTTGAGTTAGCATATTGCCATTGCCGTAAACAGTCCACAGAGGAGAGAGTTTTTGCGGATTATTCCCTGCTTGAATTCCTTTTTGAATAGAATATATCCAAGTACTATCGCCGGAATTTTGCTGATAAGGTGATATCCATACACGTCTTAAGTATCCATCATTTGCCAAAGTGTCCGCTTGCAAATATCCCTCGATGTTCCAATCTCCAATTTTTCCGCTTGTTAAATATCCAGTTCCAGATATAATAGCGTTGCTTGCATACATTAATCCGTCAGCTCGTACATACCATTTTTCTTTCCAGTTTTCTGATATTGAACTTCCTTCATTTGTTAATGTAGCGAATACCCAATCCGTTCCTTTTGATGGAGTTGTCATTCCTGCCCAATACTTGCTATCTGGCGTAGTAGAATTAATAGAATTATTAGCTATATTCCACTGCGCAATCTTCCCATAATTCGCAATTATATTATTACTTGCTATTGTTCCGTCAGCGGTAATGCTGGTATTTGTACTACTCAATGTAAACCTATTACCACTTAAGTTAAGACCGCCTCTTGCAGTAATATTTATTGTATCTGCAATAGCTTCGATAGCACTCTTAAGTTCGCCTGTTTTAGGGTCTTTTTTGATGTATAAATCAAGACTTGTTTTAGTTGCATAACTTTTTAAATCGCTTGACTTAGCGTAAGTTCCACTAAGTGCCAAACTAATACTTGAACCATTATCATTAATTTCCTGCGTAATTTTGTTAATCATAGTAGTTGTTGTACTATAATTATCTGTCAGATTTTTCTTTGTCTGCGTTAATTCTGTTGATATGCTATCAAGATTAATCTTAAGGCTAGCGTTCTGATTAAGCATATAGGCTAATTGTGTGTTAGATACCTCTTTCCAGCTCCAATTACCTTTATCATCTTTAACCCATCGCCAAGTTTTTTGAGTTGTTTCATTGTATGCTATTGCTCCGTGATGTTTAGCATATTCATCATTGCTAAAAGTCCATACAAGGTTATTACTAGGGTATAAATCATTTGCCGGGTAAATCGGTATGTGCCAGTTCATAGCTGGATAATTATCTTTGTTAGGTGTTTCCGTTACTGTATACACCATAAAGTTATCGTTCGTTTGTTGATATAAGTCGGATAACGTAATTTCGTAGCTATCTAACTTCTGATTAACAGTAGAAAACTTAGTCTGAATACTTTCAGTATCAACATTGCTAGTCCACCACAACTTATTAGTGATAAAATCACTAGCAACTTTCATCATACCGCCCCATTGCGTGTAATCCTTGTCAGCGCCAGTCTTGATAGCCTGCATAATAACATTAAGTGTCTGCCCCTCGTTGTCCAGATAAATTTTATTGCTCTTAAGTGTATGGGTGTTATCGTTATTGATAACATTAAATAGTGTTTCAATATCTAGCTTGCTTGCATTGATATTAGCATTATCTTGAACAACATCATCACGAACAACTTTCCTTGTAACGCCTTTTTCAGTAAGTCCTAAGGCGTCAAACATAAGATTTCCAGCTTTATCCCAAACGTACATATTATAGTCTGAATTAGCGTCTTTACCTATTTGAACTCTTATTCTGTCAGTATCTTTGATGATGATTGTATTGTCTTGCCAATAAGACATTCCATTTTCGCTATGAACCTTAAATTTAGTAGTATTAAGGTCAAGTGCTGTAATCTTGCTCGCGGCTATGCTGTCAATCATAGCGTCCTTAATCTGTGCATTACCAATAACACTTACAACTGCATTAGCGAATTCTGTTGTTAAACTTTTACCTGTCGCCGAACCAAACATTAAGGTCTTAATGTCTGCTACATCTGCGTTTAACACACCTACATGTGCATAATCTGCTTGTAACTTAGCAATATTAGCTTCATTAATCGTTGCCTTATTTGCTGTTAAAGTAACAATAGTTGCTGTGACAGCTTCAATCTTATTAGCTTTTAATTGGTCGATATACGCTTGATGTGCTTTTAAATTCTCAACATTAGCATTAGTTATATTAGCATTTTTAATAACTGCCTTGTTGATTAAGACTAAATCAGCGTAGTATCGTTCCATTTGCTTGGTTATCGGACCACTAGCAATGTTGCTGTTTTCTGTGTCAGATTGTCCGATAGATGTAACTGTATCCATAAGTCCGCCGTCGCATTCGTGTGTAATCTTCATTATAGGTACTTTGTAATCAACGCCGTCCTTATTAACAGCAATAATGTCGCCTACTTCTAATCGCCAATCGCCTAAAAACTTAACTGTAAGCGGTCTAAACTGAAAGCCGCCTATCTTGTTATAGACTTCATTAAGAATTTCTTGTGTCATAAATGGATTAGCAAAGCTAAGTCCTGTCGTTCCGTCACCGGCGGTTATCTCACTTGTTTTGCTATCGCCAGACTTTGTATTGTTGCAAGTCAGTTTTCTTATCGTAAAATCCTTGCTAGTGGTAAATGTAACCCCTTGCTGATAGTATTGGTGTCCGTCAAGCACGTAGCCGCTATCCTTGTACCACTTAATTTCAAGGTTTCCGTCAGAATTAATTACCGCATTACAGCCTTGTAGCATAGCCATATAGCCAATCATTTCACGCATTGTATAACCTTGCGGCTTATCTGTAATTGTATGTGTGTTTGTTATACTAGTTGCTAACTGCATGCCTAACTTTGTACAGATTTCCTCTAAAATAGCCTTGTCCGTACTAGGATAAGTTAATTCAGAAAAATAACCTTTTTCAGCTTTGTACATCTTATCATAGGCTGTGTACTTAGTGTATTCGCCGTTACTTTCTTCTTTAGTTACAGTAAATATACCTATCTGTACATACTCAATTCCGCTATTGTCCTTAACGCCCTCAAAAATAGTTATGTCCTTATTTTCAAGTGTGATTTCTGGATTATAAATAGAAAAGGTAACACTGCTACTGCAAGTGTTACCTATGGAAATGCTATTGTTTGGATTAATTATATTGTTGTACTTAAATTCATTAAGTGTCTGATTGTACTCTTTTCCGTCAACTAAATATTTGCTGTAATATCTTGCATTAAGCAAACTAAATTCAAGTGGAAATACGATGTCACTTGGATATAAGCTGTTTGACGGATATAACAGGCTCGCACCCCAATTAATATTTTTCATTAGGTTGCTCCTTTCTGCTGATTAATCGTTAATCATAAAGCTGAGTGCGATAATGTTAGCTGGCTTAATGGCTTCACAACTATCAAATGCGCTTATATCAACTTTTGTATATTCAGATACTTCTATCTCCTGTTCTCCTAGTTCTTCAAGTTCTGATTTTATCTTATTGTTGTCGTCTTTATTTTCCTTGTGTATCTTTTCTATCGTTTCTACAACTGCCTTAAAGTGTGGCTCTAACATCTTAATATTAGACATAATGGCAACCGCTAATCTGCCACCCATTTTAAGCTGTGCTACACTTGCAAGTGCTTCATAATGTGCTAAAACTTCATTTCCTGTTATTTTCATAGTTAATCTCCTTATTTCTGAATTAAACTTAATTTTGCTCCGACTATTAATCCGTCCTCATTCTTTGCCCTTGTAAGGTACGGATATGTTACATCTCCTGTGTATATTGTCATTTCCTTTTGCTGACCGCCTAAAAATAGGACTTGCGCTGTTGGGAATGGGTTATTAACATCACTTACTACATCATCAAGTATTTTGGCTTGCTGTCCTGTTAGCGGCGGTAATTGTATCTCTACCTTATCCTTAAGACACACCAACGTACCAACTAAATCTCCAACATCATTTCTTCCAGTATTTTTAGACCAAATTTTCGCCCTAGTGTACGTGTAGCCGTTATATGCTACTGGGAATGTCACCCCCTCGATAATTACAGCACTTATCATTCAATCGCCCCTTTCTGCCTAAAAATGGATAACAAAAAAGGAACATATCATCTCTGATACATTCCCTTAGTTTTATTTATTTATATTTTTAAGTTGCCCCTACTGCTAACATTTTATTTCAATACCCATTTTGAATTTTTATTCATTAAGTTAATTAAACAACAATAAGGAATGCAAACTATGTAGCAGGTGGAAGTGTTTGAAGTGCTTGGAGAGCAGTTTAAAAATATAATATTATTTTGCAAGATAAATAAATTCACCTACGATATATCCACTGTACTCAACATCACTATAAATTAGAACTTTATTATCTACAGATACTCGAGCCCAACCTTGTGGCTTTCTTGCCCCATTTAACATAATTTGTTCAAATTGTGTTAACGGAGAAAAATTGCTAGGCAAGGTGCCTAATTCATTCCAGCCAACTTTTAAATTAAGGCTTATATCAATGTGTATTAAGCATATTTTTCCATAGGCATACATTGGTACATTATCTCTTATATTGTAAGTTTTAGTTGTTAAATTGTTGTTTAACAAAGCAACATCTGCATTAAGCCGTCCTGTGTTACCAGTATAAGGAACGAAATCATCATATGTAGCATTAAGGTTAGTTGTAAGCATTGGTTTGATAATTATATTAGATAATACTGTACCGCTTGTTATAGCAACTGCCACATTAGTTTCAGAAACATTTGTTGGAACTTTAAAAGTAATTCCACTACCTGAATCTTTGGCAGGTGTTGTGTTATTAAAATAAATTTGAACGAAGTATGTTCCTAAGGCATCACCTCTTGAAACAAATCTTAATGTTTTATTAGCATTTTCTTTTATAATATCAGCCGTATTTTCAAGTACAAAAACTGTCCTATCACTAGCAGTACCATTCAAAGTATAAGTACCATCTCCATTATTGGTACAAGTAATTCCATTCCGAGAGGAAGTTTTAAGTGTTGGGTTTAATAAATTAGTGCAAATATTATTAGTTATATTGTTGTTGTTTAGCTCACTTATCATATTGTTATTATTCTTAATACCATCTTCCATATGATTAAGTCTGTCTGGGCTTAATGGAGTACCGCCGCTAGTGCCAGCTTTCCACGCTTGCTTTATGTATTGTATAAAATTCATAGTAAAGCCTCACTTTCTAAGCACACAAAAAGGACACCTCACAATTAAGTGAAATGTCCTTGTCATTTTGCTATTTATTTGTTATTATTGGTATGAGTTAATTTACGTTCACTCATACGTGCTAATCAGAACAGGTCTACCCAACTTGTTCTGATTTTTTTATTCTGCTTTTAATGTCAGCTTCATAAGTTTCTTACTTGAACCCCAAGCTGTCACCTCTAAATCAATATCGCTCTTATCTTCTAGTATGTATATCCTTGCAACTGTAATATTCGCACCTGTCTGCAATTCTCTTGCCGCATTGTTATATTCGTCAATGTCAAAACTAGCTAACGGATAGTCAAGTTCCTTGCCATTCTGGAAGCAAGTGACATTATAGTTGTAAATAAATGCTTCGTTGTCTTTTGAATTATTTGTAAAGTCAAAATAGACAACAACAACTTCTCTGTCATTGCTATCTGTAATTACTTCGTGTTTGAGGTATTTAAGCGTTGTGTCATCATTCGTTGCTGTGTCTGTATCTTGCTGTGTTGCACTGGCTTGTTTCGTAGCATTAACATTGTTACTGTTGTTACCACTTCCGTTGCTAAAAGCGACTATCAGAAATAGTGTAAATGATACTATTGCAAAGTAAGAGCCTAAGTGTCTTTGTGACTTGTCGCCTTTACTTTTAATTAAATCCACAATAGCCAATATAAAACCTATTGGGATTGTGAATATAAATAGTGCTGTTACTGCCGCCGCTATGCTTAGTTTGCTGTCTTTTTTCTTTGCTTTCTTTTCTGCCATAATGTGTTACCCCTTTACTTTTGTTGTTCTATTTTGCAATTATTAAGTATTAAAAATTGACCTTTTCCAACTGTGCAATACGTCTGATTGTCAAAGTTATCATTGCTTACAATGTGGCTTTGCCTTAAATCATCATAGATACAATAATATCCTCTTGATGATGTGGCTATCAGTTTATATTCTCCTGGTTCTATGTCAATCCCAACCTCTAACATACAATTATCAAGAGTAGTTTTGGTTGTATAATACTGTCTAAATTCTAAAAGAGGTATCGCATTGCACTTGTTTAGTTCAAGATATTCTCCGTCTTCTACGCTTATCAACATATTGCCTTTGAAGTTTTCATTAAACTTTATTTTGGTTTTATTACTGTCTGCATATACGCCAAAATAAGCCGAACCTTTGCTTGTTAATGATTGCAAATAGTAATCGCCGTTTGGAATATCTTTACCTACTTTGTAAGTGCCTGCCTTATATTTTGTCAGTTTATCATATGTATCTTGTGTTGTCTTTTGTATTGTAGCCGCCGTGGTCTTTTCAGTAGCTTTTTGTGTTGTAGTTGTGGGCTGTGTATTTGCTATTGTTTTATTATCGCTTTCAGTTATGTTATTAATAATAAATAACGCTGTAACAAATACTATCCCTGCCAATACTGCAATCACTATCTCCTGCGGCTTCTTTTTGTTATCTTTTTTATCCATTGTAATACACCCCTTTGCTTTTATAGTACTTAAAGTGTATCACAACGGATTGGATTATTCAATTAAATGTTAAATGCTGGCTGTCCTGTCATATTAGTATAGTTATTAGCTTTATCCTGCACCATTGTAAACAATTTATCAGCATCGCCTTGTAGTGTTACATTGACGTTATTGCTACTTTCTGCCATAGCCGCCCTAACGGCGTTGTAAACCGCCGGATAAACCGCATTAGCAATACCTGTTGTAATTTCTTGTTGATTGGCTACTGCTGTTCTTCCGTCCATAGTACCAACCATTTCAGGTGCTACTTCATTAGCAACGAACAACTGTCCTTTGTTTGGAAAGCCGCCACTAGCATAAAAATCAACATTAATATGAGGCACTTCTGGAGGCATAAGATTAAATTCGCCCTCAATACTAAAATGTGGCATTTTAATATGAGGAAATCTAAGTGATAAGTCGCTCCACCAATCCTTTAGGTTATACCACAATTCTCGCACGTAACTAAAGAAATCTTCTATTGCAACTGATATTCTGTGAAGTTCTGGCTTGCTGTCCCACCAATCAAGTACGCTATACCATTCATTTTTAAGCCCTTGCATTATTCCGCTTGCCATATCGTTCCATCTGTCTGCTGTAAAGTAAGGCGCTACGTGGTTATTCCACCAATTACCTATAGCTGTTCCGCCCCACCAATTAGAAAAGCTATTCCAACTGTTAGATAAGCTATCCTTAATATTTTCACCTAAGTTGCCCCATCTTTCTTTAGTAAAATATGGCAAGACATTATCGTTCCACCAATTATATATTCCTGTGCCGCTCCACCAATTATTGAACGAAGTCCAACTATCAGTTAAGCTACCTTTTGCGTTATCTCCAAGAGATTGCCATTTTGCTTTTGTAAAATAAGGTGCTACGCTATTGTTCCACCATCCTACGATAGCTGTATTGCCCCACCAATTAGAAAAACTATTCCAAGCATTGCTTAATGAGGTTTTAGCATTGTCGCCTAATTCTCCCCATTTTGCCTTAGTAAACCAAGGTGCAACACTTGTAGTCCACCAATTTGCTATATCATCTTTGTGTCCGAATGTGATTGTTTCTATCACTCCGTCAATAAAGCTAGGTAAATCTTCAAATGGTGCTTTTATAAGATATGCTAATTGGTCGAACATTGACATATCTATTTTCTCGCCTGTTAATTTTTCATTGAGCCAATTGCCTAAATTAAATCCAGCAATAGCAGCTACTATTCCACCTACTATTCCAGCACCTATAGTTAAGCCTATTTCTGTTGCTGTTCCTGCTCCTATAATAGTGCCTATATCTGTTGTAAGTAATCCACCTATTCCTGATATTATACTACCTGTTCCGAATGATTTTAAAGCACCTTTAATACTTGTCCCTATTACTGTAACAAGTTTCTTTTTCAAAACACTTCCTAAGCCTGTAAATTTTAATGCTACTATAGCCGTTATTAAGGTTGTTTCGATTGGTGCTGCCGTAAATGAACCACTCCATAATTCGATAGCTGCTTTAATGGCTTGCCATAACACATTGCCAAGGCTTGAAAATATTTCAAGCCAATTAAGTCCAGCTAAATACTCTCCTATATTATGTCCAATTGTATACCAAGGAACATCATCTATAGCCTTTGCAAACCAATTAAAAATTCCTGCCACAAGGTTAGATGTATCTTGTCCTGCTGCATAAAAATCCCCGATTGCAAAATCTTTAAATATCTTTCTAACAGGTTCAAGTGCTTTCTCTATCTTATCAGCCCAAGCAACTGCTGAATTTTCCATATTGGCAAATGCTTTATTCCATGCCGCTTCATAATCAGCCGCCGCCTTAGTAATATCATCTGTCAAATCAATAGTGCTACCGCCGCCACCGCTTGAGCCTTTGCTTGAGCTTGTATCGTCCTGTAATTTATTTATTTCATCAAATCCCATAAGGGATAATGTAGCTTTCTTAGCTGAATCAGCTACATCTTGGTAGCCGTCTGAAATATCTTCTAAGCCATCTGATGTGTCTTTATAGCCGCTTTGTCCAAAGCTCTCAAAGTCAATCTTAACCCCCATTAAAGAAGCAAGGTTGACTAATAATCTTTTGATTGCAATAGTAACGCCGTTTACAACTGGCATAACCTTTGAAAGAATTGGGATAAATAGCTGTCCTGCTACCATTCCTACCTCTTTCATATTGTTACCGAACTGGCGTAACATATTTGATGGGCTGTTAATCGTATTGGCTAAATCACCCCAAGATACTTTACTTTGGTCTAATATTGCTAACACTCTTAACTGTTGTTTTTCCATCTGTGTCATTTCTGATACAGACTTAGAAATACCTAAGTTATAAGCATATGTCGCTAATGTAGCATTAGTAATATCAATACCATATTTATACAATGCCCTTGATTGACCGATTAAGCCGCTTTGCAAGTTCTGTGCTACCGTTGAATAGTCCACATTAAAAAGTGAGCTTATATCGCCTGCAAGCATTGTCATTGACTTTGTTATAGCCGTTGTTGCTTCGCCTGTCTGTCCTAATGAGTTCGTAACAGAAGCTAACTGTGAAGCGTACTGCGTTATCTCTTGTATGTTAAGCCCTAAGTTCTTTGCTCCGCTTTCTTCAAGCAAGCCGCCTTGAACATTGACTTTTAATCCGGATAGTTTTCCGAGAGTATCATTTACTCTGCTTTGGAAGCTCTCTGCATATGCTGTTGCGTTATCATATCCGTACTTTTCATAGTCTTTGTCCCATTCTGAACCAATCTTACCAAACGCAACCGCTTGATAGTTGAACGCTTCAATGTAATCTGTTGTTGACTTGATAGCTTCTATAAGTTTCTTACTGCCACGAATTACCATAAAATAGGTGGCATAAAACTTACCTATTGCACTTGCTAAGTTCCAACTACTTCTAGTTGCTGTCCTAGCACTTGTAGAAACGCCATACAGCGACTTTTGAAGTGAGTTCGAAGAAGTACCCACCTTGCTACCTTGACTAGCAAGATTAGCCAATGCGTTAGTCATTTGAATGACATTTTGACTTACTGTTGGTGCTCTTGATAGCGTTGTCATTAAGCCATTTAAAGCATTACCTAGCTTTGGAATGTTTACAACGGCGTTTTCTATACTCTTACTGCCTAGCTTACCAAGTGACTTTGCAAATTCTGTGACCTGTGTTGCATTTTGCGGAATAGCTGATATGCTTGCAACTGCCTTTGTGACAGCTTGAAGTGATGTAGCTGTGTTAGTTAGGGCAACTGAATCAACAGAACCTATCTTTGTGATGTTCTTAGCAAGCCTTGTAAAATCTGCTGTTCCTGCGTTCATATTCTGCATAGCAGAACCTAACTGACTAACGCCATTTGCAAGACCGCTTAGCGATGAGCCATTTACAGTCGCAAGTGATGTTGACAGCCTTGTAAGCTGATTTATCAGTTTATCAACAGAATTGATAGCTTTAGTGGCAGTACCGGTAATTTTGACTTCTAATGAATCTAATTCCACGCTTTAACCCCCTTTTATAAGATTGTTGGCGGTAGCCCTCTCTTTTCAGTCTGTGCTGCCCATTTTTGCTCATTGAGTAACATCAGCTGTAACTCTTTATCGTTGGTATCTTTTTTGCTTTCTTCTGTTTTTTCTGATAAAATAGCCTGTTTAGGATATTCGATATGAGTATCTTTGCTAAATGCCGCACCAATGCCGCAAGAAATAGCCGGTATTGCATAGGCAAGAAACCAGTTATACATTTCTGCATCTCGATTTTGTCTATCAATCTTTTTGCCTTTTGCGTATAGCAATAGTTTTGTAGGTGTCATTTTAAGAAAGTCTGAATAACTAACGCCTAGTGAACTGGCTAAGACAAAGTATTCTTCCCAAATTATTTTGTGGAAGTCTGCTTTTTCTTGTGGTCTTGCGGAACTACTGTCAGCTTCTTCTGTTCCTGTGCTGCTTCTTCCACATTGTTCGCCATTTCCTCTAACATCGCTGTTATTCCGCTCAGCTCGAAAAAACCATCATCTTCCATCGCTTTCTTGATTTCTTCAAACAATGTTCTATATCCGTAACTCTTATCTGTTTTTCTCTTCTCCGTAATATATGCTCTAGTGAGTTCCTTTGCTTCATCCATAGTTACAGGGTTATTGTCAATACAACCTGCATAAATGGCTAAAATGCAAATCTCTGGCACATCTGCCGTCATATTCGCTAATCCGTCAAAAGAAGCCTGTGCAACACTTTTATCTGTCTGTGCAAGTAGGTAAGAACCATTAACGACAGAAAACATTTTCTGCACTATCTCTTTGCACTCCGCTGCACCAAAAGAGAACTCTACTTTGTATTCTTTTCCGTTTGCATTAATATTCATCATAATTTTTACCCTTTCCCACCCTATCACAATATAGGGAAAGGTGCGGATTTTACACCGCACCTACCTTTTAAAATAATTATTCTGTTACATCATCAAGATATGATGTGTAGTCGGCTGTTTTGGCGTTTGTGCCACCAATCGACACAGCCTTTGATTTAGTCGATTGGCTTATCATTCCCCCACCTTTGTTACTGTGAATGTGCCACCAGCAGCTTCGACAACTTGAAGCTTGTCTGTGCATTCGATAGGTGAAGTGTTAGGAACTGCTGTTACTGTCATTTCAAGTACTGAATCAGTACCAGAAACATCATTAGGTGTTGCTGTTACCTGTCCAACAAATGCGTACTTAGCAACCGCACCTAATCCGTCAGAGCCATATAACTGAATAATATCTAACTGCTTGCCCTCTGCCTTGATTAAGTCCTGTAAATAAGCCTTTTCAAGATTTCCTGTGTAAGTCTTAGCGTCAGATGTTTTGATACCCATTAAGAATGTCTGTGAATCATCTTCAAATGTTGTACTTTCAACCGTGTTAGGTGCTGATACTGGTGCTGAAATCGACTTAGCCGCAACCATTAACTTATATGAGCCTGCAAAACCATCTTCGCTATGCTCCTTGTAGATAACCCTAGCTTTATAACTTGTACTTGCCATTGTCTTGTCTACCTCCTAAAAATTTGCAAAAAATAAGAGCATTTCTGCTCTTTGTTACATTAATCTGTCATTTGCCGCTATCATTCTTCTGAATCTAGCGGTACTCTTATGTACTTTGTTGCTGATTGAAAATTCTGGCATTGCATTGCCTTGAAATCTCATTATCTTAAATGCATCTGTAATTACTGCCATAACCTTGCGACAGTCAGGCTTGCTTGTGTTAGTGGTAACATCTACTTGAAATGTTGCTAACAATGCGTTAATTGTCTGTCCGTCAAGCGTTTGTCCTTGTTCAACTGCTGGCAGTAAATGAATGTATACTGTCGGGAATACTGCTTGACCGCTGTTTTCTCCCTCATTGGTTATGACTATCTTTGGATATGTCTTTTTAAGCTGTGTTAGGGTTTTAGCCTTGACAAGTGCTGTGACTGTGTTCTCAAGGTCTGTCGCCCAATCGTTTGCATTTGCCATTAACTAAACACCCTCCTTGCTACCTCAACATATTTCTGTATGATTTCCATATCAGCCTTATAAACAGGCATTTGCGCTTCTACGCCGTGCGTAAGAACTAAGGTTCCGTCATCGTCATAGTAACCCCACACTTTTTGTACGCCGTGATGTTCGCCGTATGAGCCTATAATCATACCATTAACAACACCCTTTGGGTGCTTGCTACTTCCAGCTGCTCCATTGTAAAAAACGCCAGCTCCGAACTCTATAAACATAAGTTCTTTGCCCTCTACAATTAATTTTGCTTCAACATATTCTCCTGCGGATTTCATTTCAACATAACTATGATGGCTTGTATCTGAACCGCTGCGAACACCTTTCTCATCATATGTATAACTTGCTTTTGCCATATTTTCATCAATGACAGGTATTCCAACTTCTGCAAGTTCTTTGACAAGCTGTGAAGTTTTTTTGATAAGCCAGTTCTTATACTGTTGTAGCTGTCTGATAGCTTCATTTACAGACTTTTCAGACAAGGATATATTAATTGTATGTCTTGCCATGAACGCGCTCCTTAACCGCTTGCAAAATAGCTTTTCTTATACTTTCATTTATTGGTTCTTGCGTAGATGGGATTGTCTTTCTTTTAAAGATAGAACCAACTAGCTGCTCATTGCCTGTTTGTATAAATAAAGAACCATTTTCGGGAAAGCCGTCTGTCTGATACTTCGTATTTACCACCTACTTTACAACTGCTTTAAGCATATACTTAGTTGAATATAGTGCCGGCTTAATGCCTACAATCGTGAAATCTGCTGATGTTTCATCAACAAGACTGTCAGATGTGTATGTAGGCTTGCTATTAAGCCATATAAGGTCGCCTTTTTGAATAGGTAATGTATCCCTATCTGTCAGCAAAATAGCATCAAAATCAGCGGTATCAAAGCCGTATTCCTTGCTCTGTGCTTCTCCACCGCTGAAAGCTATGTTTGCTTTAAAATCCACTGGCTCTGAAAAACCCGTTTTCTCTTCAAGGACTTTAGGTATCTTATTCCCCTCATCATCAAGATAAGGAATGAAGTTACCCTCCGTGTCGGTATATCCCTCATAAAGAATATTGCCATCATCATCTCTTTCATAGATAGTTACTGTCTGCCCTTGAAGTGAATACTTCATAGCCTGCTTATTGATGTCAAGCATATCACTTCACATCCTTACCAAATCGCTTCCACAATTCAGACAGCTTTTCCCATCCATACATCGAAACGAACGCTACAACAAAACCTGCCATAATTGCCGCAAGAATCATATACCACAGTATTGTCATCTGAATATACTGCATATAGGCAACAAATGCCGCTACAGTAATACCGATTGACAGGACAAATACTACAATATCTGTAGGCACTTTATTGAATACTCCAATACCCTTGATTACCTGTGTAATTACAGATACCATAAAGGCTAATGCCCCGACAATCGCTAATATGATTGTCATATTTGCAATCAATGTTTGCATAATATCCATTCTGCTATACCTCCTTATCTTCATTAAGTCGTGCTTCCAATCCGTCTATTCGGTGGTGTGCCGACTTTACACTTTCCTCAACTTTAATAATCCTGTTATCATGAGAATTAAGCTCTTTTCTCATTTCTATAACTTCATTCTTTATCTCTGTTGTGTTGCCTGATATTGTGTCAAGTTTCATATTTATGCGTGTATTTTCCTTTACACGCTCTGTAAGTTCTGCATTGTCAGACTTTTTGTTGTTCTTAAGATTAAATCCCAACGTAAACAGTCCGAAAAAGACGGAAAAAGCAACTGAAATAATGCTTATAATTACTGCTATTGGCATTGATATACCGCCTTTCATAATTAATAATGGCACACCGCCCACCACCCTTAATGTGTGCCGCCTGCTACCATTTGGTAACGCACAATCTTCTTTAATATTCTGTAATGCCCTATAGGCGTTATAATACTTTAGCAAACGGAAATACCCCGACAAACAAGCTATCTCTATTTCTCCAAGTTCTGTTGACACCACCCTCATTCATACTCGCCATGTAGTTTTCACCAGCTTGTGAATGGTCGTAGACAGCCAGATTAACGATAACAGTCTCAAATTTCTTCAAGTCCTCGGTTATCATTTTGTCTGTGTAGCTGTCAGGGTAATTTCTTCTTGCCTTTACATCTTCTGTAGCCTGTTTAATAAGCTGTTCGATTACTGGATTATCTTCTTTGTTATCGAACACTACCACATCAGATGTCGTATTATCATCATTTGTGACTGTATCAATATGAAATTGTTTAAGTCTGATTTTGACTTGCTCTAATGTGGTGTATTCCATAATTTCAGCTCCTATAATCCTAATTTCTCAATTAACAATTCTTTAAGTTCTGCTCCTGTAAGCTCCATTGCGTTCTCAATACCTTGTTCTAAGGCAAGTGTCTGTAAGTCCGCTGTTGGCATACGCTTAATAGCTGTCTTTGTGTAATCGCTTGTAGGTTGAGCAGGGAACTTGTCCTGCTCTTCCTCGTATTTAAGTTCATCCCCATAAACTGCTTCCTGTCTTACGTTATCTGCTGTTACTTCTTCGCTCTGCTTTGCGGCGTTGATTTTATGTCGTCTTAATAACATATAAACACCTCTTACTTTCCGAACTTAGCAAGAACAACCTTTGAATCGTTGCTTAAGACTGCTGTATAGTGTTCATCGCCAGAGATAACAGTTGTCTTTGCAAGAATATCTCTGTCCGATTCAATCTCAACGCTTCTCTTCATATAGATTGTAAGTGCGTTCTCTTCCTCTGATACGCCATCTGCACCTGTGTCCTCGTTAGGGTCTTCTGCTGATACAATAACAATAGGACAAGCGTAGAACTCTGTTGTAACAGCCTTTAACTTGCTACCTACCTTGATTTCCTTGTCCTTTGGCTTAAGCGTATGTGCAAGTGCTGTGTCAAGGTGGACATTCGTTGCATCTTCGCTTGTTGTATCAACTACAACATTGATTGTTCCTGCTGAATCATCAAGCTCATACTTAACCAGCTTAACTTTCTTAGACTTAACAACCTGCGCTCCTGCAATAGAACCGATAGTACCATTCATAATTACATTAAGAGGATATTTGTCATTTGACTTGAAATCATCGTCATTAAGTAATGTAGCTTCCTGCGCTGGATTAATGAACAATATCTTTGTAAGTGATAAATCTGATTCATCATCAAATTTGCTATTAGCTGCTACAACTGCTGAATAGCTGATAGATGCTGCTGTTCCATCGTAATCAATAGGTGCTGTACAAAGTGCATCATAGCTGTCATTATCAACCTTTGCAGCGATTGACATAGCAATCTGATTGATAGCTGTGCTAAGTGGGTCGCCATAACCAGATAATACCGATTCATCTGTAAGTTCTACTGCCTTACCTGCTTTCTTAACCTTTGCTTCTGTTGTAGATGTTGTAAGTACTGTTGTGCCCATAGCAACACCTTCTGCTACATCCTGTGCATCACCTATATAAGCGTATTTTGGGACAACAATAGTGCTTCCCGGTCTGCCTACAAGTGTTGTATCAACTCTTGCGATAGGTGAGAACTTAATCTTCTTTGGCAACTTAGCTGATACCATATCAGCCATTACCTGTGGGTCTACTAAATTTGCTAACTTAGTCTGTGGCATAGTTTATTTACCTCCGTTTTCTACTCTGTGAACTTCTTATAAAGCTCTGGATTCTTATTTTTGAACTCCACTCTTTCGTGGTAATTCATTTTGTTAAACTGTTCCTGCGTTATCGTGCTTTCTTCTCCACCGCCTGCATTAATAGCTGGTCTTGATTTAAGCCACTCTGCATTAGCTTCTTTAACCTGTCTTTGCACTTCATTGGCAATTACAGTTGCTATAAGGCTATGGTCTGCATCTGCAACCGCCTCAATCAAAGAATCAATATCCTTTCCATCACCTATAACTTTCTGATAAGCATTGACAGCTTTCATATAATTAAGTTCTTTGCTCATGTTCTCGAACTTTTCAGCCTGCAACTTTTCAGCTTCTGCCTTTGCTTCTGCTTCCTGTTCTTCTGCTGTCTGCTTCGAGCGAAGTTCTTTCTTGTACTTAGCCGCTTCTGAACTGGCTTTATCGGAAGCGTTCTTATACTTCTCTTTTTCAGCTCTTTCACTAGCAAGCTGTGCCATAAGTTCTTCCACGCTAGGTGTCTGCTCTTCGTTCTGTGGCTCATTATTAGTTGTTGGTTCTGTTGTTGTGTTAGTTACATCTGCCATAATTTCTTTACCTCTGCTTTCTGCGTTTTTTGTTGTTCTCTCAACTTCTTGCGATATTTGTATTGCCCTTTCTCTAGGGCATATAAAAAGCCGCAAGGCATTTTTTACCCTGTGGCTCAATATCAATTATTTATCTGTTCTGCTCTTATCTATAACCGGACTATTTTCTGTCTGGTCTGATAAGTCTTGCATTGTGCGGTCTTTATTAGGTGGCTGTTCTCCATCTCCGCCCTCTGCTTGGTTCTGTGTGTCTTTGTTAATTATACTGTCTTGATACGCCTTAACCATCTCTCCGCTTCTCGCTACAACATCGTTAGGGTCATCAAAGAATGGAATTGCATCAACTGTATCTTTAAGGCTGAATCCGTGGCTTATCAATGTCGCCATAGCGTTAACCTTAGTTGACATTTCATAAGTTTTTTGTCGCTTAATGTTAGGCTTTACGTCTCTTGTCCTTAATTTAAGTAACGGATTGCTGCTGTTGACATTGTTTGATAGCTTGATAGCCGCAAGAACAACTTTTATCTCTTCCATTTTGCAGCCATCTGTAATTAATTGCTGTTTTGCCGCCGCTGTTTCTGCTTGTGACCAGCCTGTTGCATCTGACATTGCAACTCCTGTACTGCCGCCGCTATTATCATTTCGCTGTGGCACATTACATTTCTGCAAGATTGTCTGTCGCCTTGATTGGATATTGTTAAGCATACCTGTGTAATCGTAATTAATTGCAAGTGGCTCAACTATTGGAGTTTTGCCATCTGCTGATGTATAGGTCTGCATCCATTCTCCAGATTTTGGCTTTCTTACTTTTTCAATGATATGTGGTGTCCCATCTTTATCAACTGTCGTTTCCTGTTCAACCGGGAAATCAACATCATTTGTGTGCCATACTGCTTGTGTATTCTGTTCAACATCATTTGTAAAATCTGAAATAAGTAGGTTTAAGTTATCCATTTCAGATATTTGCCGTTCAAAACAGCCCATTCTATCGAATGACCTTGTGTATTCAATAATAGGGATTTTATGTAATGGGTTTTCTTCCCCACTTCTCTCTAAAAATCCCCATTTTGTTTTTCCTTTTTCTGGTCCGTTAGTAATTTTTACCCCATCCGTAACTTCATATCGAATATCTTTTGTAAAACAGGTGTAATATCTTGTGCCACTATGTTTGTCTTTGATATAAGTACCTGCAAGAATAACCCTCTTATCACTATAAGCTGTTGACCTTACAACAAATGTTGTTCTTGGGTCTAATATGTCATATGTGAAATAGCTTTCTCCGTCCTCGTATTCTGTATTTATATCAATATAAACATATCCAATTCCGCCGATTTCAACATACCTAGCAAGTTCCTGCTGCTTTTGCCTTGCGTTCTGTGATTCATAGCAGCTGTTTAATTCTGTTATAGCTTCTGTGAGGTTAGAATCCTCATTGTCGCCATTTTGAACTAGTGTTATAGGATTCCCCCACTTAAAACCTAAATTAAACTCTGTGACTTCATTAGCCACATTATCGCAACACTCGCAGTCAATGTCTGGTCTGTAAGTCTTTGGATTCTTCCTAACTATTGGCTGTATTCCTGCGTCATAATCAAGAAGAAACTGTATTCTGTTGGAATTAATATCATGTTCCAAAATTGCTTCACGCAAAATTGGTATTATATTGTCAGGTGTTATTTCTTTTGCACCTGTATAAATAGCAATTCTTCCTGTCTGCATTGTCTACACCTCTAATAAAATGTCATACCGCTTGAACTTCTGCTGTCCGGTATTTCTTTAATTTGAAAATTATCATCATCGTTAGGCACATACCAAATCCACTTGTGGCAGTGCCTACAAGCCAGTTTATGTGTTCTTGGGTCTTTGCTGTCTGCCTTAGTCAAAAACTTATGGCAATTCGGACACATAATTGATTTATCTTTATTCATATAAAAATTCATATTTCTACCTCGTTGCATAACAAAAAACACCGCTACAATTAAGTAACGGTGCTTTCCGATAAAGGATTGTAATATTTGATGAAAAACAGTTCTGTAATTTCTTACAGGTATACTATACCACGCCGGCAATGTGACATTCTATGACATCTTTTATAAATATTCATTTCCATATTTATCTTCAAAGGCTTGTAATGCTTTAGCGTGTATCCTGTGTACCTGTCGCCAACACCAGTCTGTTTCATTTGCAATTTTTTCAAATGTAAACTTTCTGACATATCTTAGAAACAATACTGTGTAATAATCTTCGTTGTTTATCTGTTCTATCTGCTCTATTATTTTGTTTTTTACATCAATGTATTTATCTATAAGCTTATCAAGGTTTTCTTCCATTTGTTCAAGTCTGACATATCCACAGCCTGTTTTGTCTGGATCTGATGATGACATAACTCTTTCTTCATTAACAACTGCTGATATGCTGTATGATAATTCTTTATACTGTGTTATTTCTATCAATTTATTATCAATTATCTTGTTGTAATAACTTATCTGATTCAAATAGTCCTTAGTTGTCATATAAACCCTCCTCTTATATCGGACTTGACATAATTACTGTCTTTTTTACTCTATTTCCTCTTTTCATTCTTAATGCAAAATTTGAAAAAACATCCGGTACATCATCGTGCAAATTTTTACCAGATACTGAATATTTCAACAACCAACTCATCATCTCTGCATAATCGCTCTTGGGTTCATATAGGCTTCTATCTTTAAATACAATATGTTGCAATACCCAACTAGAACATTGAAATATTCTTGCTTCTTTGTTTGTTTCAGTTGCAGTGTCTGATATATTGCATAACCAGCCTTTTTCTTCTACTCGTTTTCTGACTTCATTTGCAACTCTATCTCCGCCTTGATTAGCTTCAAAATCGCAATCTTGTATTTCGTTATCGACAATTAAATTTGCTGAATTTTCATATTGTTTTTCGTAATCTGCCGAATTGTTGCATATAGTATCAGTGCAGTAATACGTTCCCTCATATCCTTCAAATTCAACCAGGCAAGGGAACACATAAAAATCAGTACCAGAGGATTTCGTGTCACATTGTCCAGTAATTCTTTTAATTCGTGTTTTAGGAAGTTCTTTATATCTCATTATTTTGTTTTCTGGATAAAGCAATCCCTCACGTTCTATTGGATCTTGCTTATAAAGACATCTATAAGATATATCATCCATTGTCAGTGCTTGATCATTAAAAAACTCCACCGACATTCCATTATATTCATAGTCAAAATTACTTTTCCCTGTTTTAGGGTCAATATCTGGAATAGAAATAATTTTTAACTTTGGGTCGTTTCCATAAAGCTCAATAATATGTCCAATAATGTCTTTTGTGCTCCATCTGGTCATTATAATTATTTCTTTTACTTGTTCGTTTAGCTTTCTTTGTTTTAAATCGACTCCATAAATTCTCCATATTTTTTCAAGAATTATTGGATTAAGTGCTTCTTCAATAGAGCCTATAAGGTCATCACAATATAAATAACGGTTAGTTCTAACCTTACCTGCGTTCTTAGCTCCTATTGATGAGCATTGAATACTTGAAAATGCTTTGTATTTGCCGAAATTAGCTTCTTGTGCCTGTGCATTTGTGCTTTGTAATGGTAAATTAGGGAAAATAACATTCCATTTATATTCTTTATCATCTGTTGTTATGTCAAGCACTCCTTTATAAAACTTTCCTGTAATTTCGTTGCTGTGAGAAAAGAAAAGGCTGTAATCTTTAGGGTGCTTGCCAATTATCCAAGAACAAAAAAATTTTTCCAGTGTAGTTTTTTGCGTTCCTGGTGGCATAGAAATACATAATCTATTATATTTGTCGTCTTCCAAATCTTGCATAGCTTGAATAAGCCCGTATTTATTAAGCTGTTTCATTTTTGGCTGATAAAATCTTTCACTCTCTTCTCTGTCTTTTTCAAGATAAAGCAAATAGCTGTGAAATAAGTGCGGAGCTTCAAGCAATAAGGTATCAAAATATCTATTGACTAAATCATTGTCTATATTGTTGTTGAATGTATATTTTTCAAGTTCAAAAATATCTATGCCTATATCACGCATACAAGCCTTTTCTATGAGTTCTTTTGTCCTAGCCGTACATTTTAACATTGTGTCAATTTCACCCTCATTCTTGGCAAGCTGGCACACGTTGTAGTAGGTTTCTATAATATTTTCATCTATTCCATTTTGGGATATGTATTTTTCGCAATCATCTATCAGTTGATTTAATTCAGAATTCAAGATAAGCACCTCCACTTAAAAGCAAAGGCGCTTATAGACCTCTGCCTATAATTGTTTTAGGGTAGCGCCGCAAACCTCTTATGCGGCGGTAATATATTATTTATTTAATATCAATATCTGGTACTAATCTTTCAGGGTAAAACGTCAATTCATAATGGTACTTATCTGTCCCGACTGGTTCTGTTTGTTCCATAACATAACAAGTCCAATCGTTAAGATATATATAATCTTTATAATATGTGTTCTCGCCTGTTTTGATAGTAACTACAAGCTCATTAGTACTGTTGTTGCTAAGGCTCATATACCCCTCTGCCTGCAACATAATTGTATCTGTTCTTGCATTTGTAACTGTAATTTTTCGATAGAGATTAAACTCATCTCCATCTTTTGACAGATTGTGGTTTACGACATCTGCCGTTCTACAACCAACCATTCCAAGTGCAATGCAGATTATCATTCCTAATGTCAAAAATTTCTTTTTCATAATTTCTATTCCTTTCTATGTTTTATCAGCCTTTAACTCTCTAAGGTCAGCGGCTACAATCAATTTGTAGTCGGTAATTGTTTATTTTAATTTCTTAACTTCCAGACAAGTACGTTTTCCATCCTTTTCAATTCTCCATCTGGTACTCCAATGTTCAATGTGGCAGTTTTTATCTTCATTAAGTGGAATTCTATTGACAATGGCACTTGCGATAACACTTGGTGGAATGTTTAAATCATCTACAATCAATGTTTTCATTCCTCATAAACCTCTCAAAATCTTCCATACATTCATTACATAAATCGTAAGTCATATTTAATATGCCACTCCTTGTAATTGAGTTCATACACAACAGCCCTACTTTTATCTCTTTTCCGCACCTGTCGCAAGTGTGCCATTCTTTTTTGTGTTTCATAAAATCCCTCGCTTACAAATCAAGTTTATTCAAATAATCTGTTCCACTATTTTTAAGTGCCTTGCTAATGCCGTTAATCATATTAGCCATTGTCTGTTCAACTTCCTTTATCTTTTCAACATTTCCACCACATTGAAACGACAAATAGCTTTTCTGCCAATCGCTTGCATTTACAACTATATTGTTATGAACATCTTTCTGCGTAATCATATTCCACCAACTTTCTAAGCACCATACATAAACATATTTCCAAAATGCAAATCATTTAGTGCTTTTTCTAATTCGTCTTTGTACCTAAATGGACTTAAAGGGCTTTTTATTTCTTCCCTCAATATAGGCGACATATTGTCTATCAAAATGCCTTGTGTAGTGCTTGCAAGATTTTGTGGTGGCAAATCTGCTAAAGCGCATAACTCCATTCTTTTATGGTCGCATTTTTCAGATTCAGGGCAACTTTTACATTTTTCTGCTAATTTACTTAAAGGTTCTGCCATCATTCCACCAACTTTCTACCGCAGATAGGGCAATAAGCTATTTTCATTACCATTTCAACATTCATCTCTTTACTGCAACACACTGCAAAGGACGGACATTTATTCAAGTCGCATGTAATTACAGGTTTATTTGACAACTTATCAATCTTAAATTTGCCATAATGTGTTATGACAGGAAATTTTTCCTCGCAAAACTTACACATATCGCACCTCAAATCTTCGTAAATATATCCAAATCATAGTTATCTCTGATATAGTCAACAACTTCCTGTAATTTGCCCTTTACAAATTCATCATTGGCAATATCTGGATGTGCGTAAAACATGCAACTGTCTTTCTTTCCGTCTGCTTTATATTTACGATAGTTAAATATCATTGTAAAAAGTGGTATTTCTGTCAGATTCTTTGTCTTGTGTCTTATCCAACGATTAACAATTCTCTTAATCATCATTCTTCCCCCATAAATTATCTGGTAATTCCTCGCCGCCATAAATCTTGTTAGCGTATTTCTTAAATGTCGGCACGCTACAACCTGCTACTTTTGCCGCCTTTACTTGTGAAGCCCGCCCCGATATGTATAAGTTAATTGCTTTATAAAACTTATCTTTGTTTAGTGGGTGTACGCCCATAGCCATAATAATCACTCCTATCTATATTTGTTATAGATTGTTAATGCCATTAGTAATTCCCCAAATGCAAAAACTAATAAGCCTGCCAAACCAGCCATATTATTTATTAAGTAAATCAATGTGAGATTTATTGCTGTTAGTATCGCTTCCACTATTTCCTTTTTCATAAACATCACTCCTTTACATTTCTATAAATCTATTTGCCAGCTTGCCAAGATATTCAGCATTGGCAAAATGTGTTATTGAGTAGTTAGTGCTTTCTCTATGTTCTCTGATGAAATGGTCATTAATCATTCTCTGTAAAACTGTAATGCCCTTATCGTCTGTTTCGTATATAGCATCAGCGTCGAAATGTCCGTGTTCCGTATCTGTGATAGTTGATAGGACAAAACATACATTCTTTAATGTCTTATCTGTAAGTATTGGGTGTACTTTATGGAAATAGATTTCATATAACTGCATATACATCTTAAATCCATCTTTAACACAATCGCATATAGCTGAATTATCTATATCGTCGTCACAGATGTTATTAAACCTATCAACCATATCTTTTTCTTTAAGCAACATTTCATCTCTTGTGACAGCTCTTGCCGTCGGTTTCTCTGAAAACGATGTATGTACCTCTCCATCAATGTTAATTGATGTATTGTCCTTACCTATATTGTCATTTATATTATCTTTTATATTTATATTATTTTTATTAGTTACAACTTTTTGAACACCCTCGTTCAAATTTTTTGAACGGCTTTTTAAATTTTTTGAATGGGTATTCAATTTTTTTAAACTCCGTTCAAGTTTTTCTTTTTCTTTTCGGTCTTGTTTTTTTGCTTTTATTTCTTTTAATTCTTCATCATTAAGTTTAATTGCACTATAATTACAAAATTTTACTCCATTAATAAGTTTTTCTGTCTTTTTGATAAAGCCGTCATCTGCCAGCTTATTAAGAAGATTAAATGCTGTTGTTTTTGAGCAATTAAGCCATTCTGCAACATAATTTAAGCTTCCTTTAAATTTGCTTTCACCATCTTGCGAAAAGCCATATACCAAAGCATAAGCAATTAGTTCGTTTCCTGTAAGTCCTAATTCTTTTACCATAAACCCTTGAATTGCTATGTAGTTGTCATTTTTAATGTCTGCCATATTGAATACCTCCGCTTGATATTATTTATGTATGCCTGTGATACATACTCCGCTTAATTGGTAAAAACAACAAACAGGCACAGCGGAAGTGCTTTTCGGTAGCTAACCTAGTTTGTTGTAATCGGATAGACAGGACTTGAACCTGTGACTACTTGAATAAATCAAGCGTTACTCCCAACTGAACTACTATCCGTCAACTTGTAAGAATTTCTGACAAGTTGAAATAAAAAAGACTAGCACAGAGAGATTAAACAATTCACATTTATAAATTCTTTAGAGGTCATTTATACGCTTAAAAATATTGTTTTGAGGGAATATAAAGTGCTAGCCTTAACAGCAGTATAGGCTATGACACCTATAACAGGTCGTGGCAAAGCTGGATGGAAGTGGTTACGCCCGTGCAGTTGGACTGTTCAAAGAAAGTGGCTTCGCTCGCCGTCTATCCCTTAAGGATAACTGCTGATTATGAAATATTTGAAATAATTACTACGCATATTTGTGTGGGATATGCGTAAAACCTCACGGACTTTCTGACGGTCCTTAACAGCTCTTGCTATGAGGTGAAAGGAGAACTTAATGTCATGGTAATTCCACCAAACCAGTAAGTTCAAAGGTGCAAGTAACGATTAAGCACTTGCGAACTACCCCTATCAGAATCGAACTGATGATGTAAGAATCAAAATCTTATGCCTTGACCGCTTGGCTAAGGGGCAATTAAGCTACTCTTTATCTTCAAAGAGTGCTGCAATATCATTTGCACTATCAATCTGTTCTACAAAGTTATCTGTGCCGTTAGGATGTGTGTCTGGATTACCATTACAATTTTTGCAAGGCGTTTCAAACCACATTTTAAATTTATACAAACAATTACAGCAATCTTCCTCCGGCTTAAGCATTAGACATCACCTGCCTGCCTATGATTAGCTCTGTAAGAATCAAAGCCATCCGGATAACGTGCTATAAGCTTATCTATGTTTGTCTGCATTACATCATCAAGACTGAATCCGCAAGCTTCACAAATCATAGCAACGTACCACATTACATCGCCGCACTCTTTCTTAAGATGTTCTAAGTCTATGCCCTTTTCGTGAAATATGCCCTTTTTAACAAGGTCTGATACTTCTCCAGCTTCACCAGTTAAACCTAAGACACCATTAAGAAGTCCTGCTATGTCATTTATGTTGCTGCACTTAGCATTGTTTTCTGTTAGAGGACTAAGTGAAAACTTACCAGTTAATTCAATATATAATCTACAATATGCCTTTTTATCGTTAGTACGCATAGCCAATTTTTGGTATTCATTGCCCTGCATTTATAACTCCTAACTCTTTTTTATTTTTTAAATTTTTTTGGAATTTATTCAGCCGACTAGCTGATTCTCTGATGTGTTTATTGAATATCTTGTGATTGATTAATATGTGTTTATTATACACCTAATTAGCTTAAATGTATAGATGTTAATTGGATTATTTTTAATTAAATATATAAGTGATTTATTAGTATTAATTATATGATTAATAGTTAGGTATTATTTATATATAATTATATAATATGTGTATTATGTGGTGATAATAATATAAATATATATTAATATATAAGGGCTTTTTGTTATTTTGGATAATTGAGCGACTTAGTTGGGGCATGTTCCGAGGGCAAATAAACCCCCTCCGCCCTTATACGTGTAATTGTGTCTATTTTATGCCATATTCTCAAACAATTAACACAATTAACACCATATCCATACTATAACGCCGATAAACCTTAATTTATCAGCGTTATCTAAATGTTTACCACTCACAAACCCAGTATTTAAGCGGTTTCTAAGCTGTTTAAATTGTGTCAGAATTGTTTATAGCGTTTATCTGCTGCTTATGCATTAATTGTGTATTGTTTTGGCTTAATTGTTGGCGTATTTCTGCGGCTGTTAGAGCTGTTTTATTGCCACTTTCTCTACTAACACCGGGAAGATTCCACGCAAAATGACGATTGAGTATTGCCAAAATTCCAACCGGGTTTTTATTACCAGTTGCAAGCTTATTGGATAAACTTTCTTCTCTAAAATCGCGCAGTTTTTGAACCAATTCGAAGCCCTTTGTACTTAGCTTTCTTTCATTCGCTCCCCAATCCATAAAAGTATCTTTATGTATTCCAGTTAATAAGCTAAAGCCTAATATACTACATTCTTTATCATACATAGAACACATATAATAATATATATATAATATATACTCTAATTTATCTAAATCATACATATAAAAATTACTATCCATAATACAATTAGTATTATTTTTATTAATATTCTTATTTAACTTTAATATACTTTTATCACTAAAAACATATTTATTAATATACATTAGAGCTGCGTTCCATCTACTCTGTGGTTCTTTGGTCATATCTTCGATGTTGTGTTCTTGGCAAAACTGCGATAAATAAAGTTCTATGTCGTTCTGGAATACTTCGGGTGTGTCTGGTGTTTCCTGTAGTTTCTCCATGTGTTCCCCTTTCTGCTGGAACTTATCCAGCTGATTAATTATTATATATTTAATAACATAAAAATAACCCGATAACAATATTAATATTATCGGGTGTGAATCTTATATATTTAATTATTAAAATAATATAGCATAAATATATTATAAAGTCAATTTTATTTTTGGGCTTGACATAATATAAAAAACTGTTTATTATGTTAAACATAAACAGTAACAAAAATGTATTGAAATATGCTATTTTGTATTTATAAACAACAACATCAGATGTATTGAAATATACGTTTTTGTATTTCTTAAATAGTAACGCACGGCGTAGAAAAAAAAGGAACGTTAAGCTCCCCTTTTTTATTTTATCTATCCGATTTTAGAACTCTTTTTTGATTATCTCCAAAGCTTTGTTATATGCCCAGTCTAAACTCTTATACTCGTTTTCTGTGGATATAACAACTTTATCCCCAGTATCAAGAACTTCACCGAAATAATAATCACATCCGCCGGACTTCTCCGCCTTTGTAGCTATTTTAAATGTATATCCGACAAATTCTTTACCAGCGTTTCTTGTTTCTTCAACAGCAAATAAATAGCTGTCATAATCTGCATATTTTCCCGCATTTTCATTTGTAAAGAATTTTGCAAGGCTCTTCATATCCGTTTTATTAGGTTCTCCATTCTTGTTTCTTCTAACTGTTAAATATTTCATATTTTTACCTCCCTTAATCTTCTATCCTTTCCCAATATGCTCTTACAATTTTAATCTCTTGTTCGTCGTCAGGCTCTCCACTTAAATTACACAAAATTGTGTAATTTATCAAATCCACTTGTTCATCATCTTTATCAAAAAGATAAAAATGCTCGTCTATTATCTTTTCGGCTTCTGTACTGTAACAAGGGCTTTCATCGCTCCCTTGTGCTACATATCCAGCACTTAACAAAAATGCTTTTCCATCTTCGTAGCTCATTTTCTTGAGCTTGTCAATGCTTATTGTTTTCATCCTTTCCACCTTTCAGCCTTTGCGGCTGCCCTTTCTTTTAATGTGCCTTAATTATATACTATTATCAGTATAATGTCAACACTAATTTTAGTGTTATTAAAAATATTTTATTTTTTCGTCATCTGTTGGAACTATCTCTATAATATCAGACGGCTGGCATCTTAATATAACGCATATTGTATTTAATGTCTTCGTATTAATGTCGCTTTTATTTCTCAAATTCTGCATTGTGCTTTCGCTCAATATCTTCTCTTTTCTCATTCTGTTAGCGGTGTATCCACGCTGTGCAAGCTCTTTTAATACATCTATTTTATATGTAAGCATTTTGCAAGCTCCTTTCTGTTTTGTTTTTTCTATTATATATAAAATCTTGATTTTTTTCAACACTTAAAAAATAAAATTTAAAAACATCTTAAAAAGTGTTGACATACACCTTATAAGGTGTTAGTATTAGGTTACAAATAAAAAGGCGGTCACTCCTACCAAGAACGAACCGCCACCAATCAAAAAAGAAAGGTAAGCCGATTATATCGCAATCGGCGAAAAGGTGCAAGCATATGAGAAAATTAACAATCGCAGAAAAGAGAGAAAAAGAGCTAAGAAGAGCAACAGAAACATACAATATTGAATATGATATTGCTAAAAAATTGATAAATCGCTTCTACAGACTGAATGCAGACCTTGACAGGTTATCATATTTAGAAAACAAGGAAAGAACTTGCAACCGCCAGAGCACAAAAGATTTATCTTTGAGCTGTGACAGGCGAATTGATAAATTAAATAAAGATTTAGAGCCTTACGGCTTAGCACTGGATAGCTTTAGTCACTTAATGACTATTGTTGTAAAAGGCACTACAAGGACAGCAATAGAAAGTTTTTATTATAACTAAGGAGGCGCAAAAAATGAAAATAGGCGACAAAATTATTTATGGCAATGAGATAGAATGCACTTTTAAAAAGTACGAAATAATCAAGAATGGCGAGGTTATAATATACGCCGATTGCAAAGGTGGTGCAATTATAGCACCTTGGGAAATGTTTAAAAAAGCATAGCCGAAACGCTCCAGAGTGGAGCGTCAGCCGCGGACCGGTCGCCGTGGCTCTGATGATGGTAGACCGCACAATGAAAGGATGATTGATTATATGACAATTTATAAAACCACAGATTACTTTAATATTACGAAAGAAGAAGCAAGCAAGATTTGCAATGGATATGATACACGAGAAGAAGCAAAAGTTTTAGATTCTGGACTTGAGCATTTTTTCTTTGAAACCTTAGAACGTCTTACGGAGGAATATAATTCCAAAGAACGCAAGGAATATACTGAGAAAAAAGGCTATGAAGTAATTCTATTTGAATTTGTAGCAGACAATGGCAATCATAATAAATATTGTATGGTATTTAGATAGGAGGGTTAATACTATGACAAACGAAACAGCAGAACAGAAAGAAATAAGAATGTTTAATTTTTATAAAAAGGATTTGGAAAAGCTGGGAAAAGAAAACGGATATATTAGAATGAATGTTATTGAGTACGTTTGCGGCTTTCCAAAAATTAACGCTTTTGAAATGGCTAAGACCTTAAAAGATGACGGATATAATATACTTTTTGATGACTCTAGCATAAGCAGAACAGAGAACGAAAAGAAAAGGCGAAAAGTTGAAAAAATCGCATAATTAGCAAGGTTGGCGCTTCCGGGGTTTGATTCCCCGGCTTGCTAAAATAAAAGAGAGGAAGTACAATATACTTCCTCTCTTACCATTCAAAATAGCACTTGTCCTAAAAATATACAACAACAAATGTCTTTGTTATAATAGCATATAAAATATAAAAAGTAAAGGAGATTTAAAAAGATGGCAGGATATTATAAAAATCAAATGAGTAACAACGCCGTTTGGGCGTATTCGCAAGGTGAAAAACCTATGTATAAGTGGACTAAAACCACTATTTTAGAAGAGATAGATAACATTTTTTGGCACGCTGATAAAAAAACAGAAATAGATTTTAAAAAAATGACATTAAAAGAATTGAAAGAGAATTTTCTGGTGTGGTCTTCCTGGCATCATACAGGAAAAATTTACAATGAAACAGATTTTTATTGTATAGAAGAAAATGCAGTATTAAACTTTACGGTTAAAGAATTCGATGAAATTATATCTAACAGAAAAAAGAGAACGTATACAAGAAGAACTGCGGCAGAGTTAGAACAGATTAAAGCAGAAAAAGAAAAAGATATATTGCTTACCGAGAGAAGCAAAGAAATTTATAGAAAATTATATATAATTTATATATATAAATCAGATTTAAAAACCTTTAAGGGTTTAATAAACAGGTTTTTGAATGATAAAATAAATATAGAAAAAGATTTTGCTGAAAGTGTAGAAATCGCAAGGCAAAAAGAAGAACACAGAATAAAATGCTGGCAAGGAGACGTGAACGACTGGCACAACAGAGAGGGAATTGTTGATTTATATTATAAAGACATAAGAGCTTATGTCTTAAGAATACGAAGAGTAGAAGATTATCAAATCGACAAAAAGCTTTTAAAACAAATTAAAAGCAAATTAAAAGCAAATTAGCGAATTAGCTTTTAAGGGCGTACAATCTACGCCCCTTTTTTTGCTTGCTGTGGGTTCTTGACTGGTTCGATTCCAGCCGCAAGCATTAAGCATATATTTTTATATGCTTTATTGTGCACCTTGAAAAATTAATATAATAATGCTATGCTTATATATAAGGCTTTTGCACCTTTTTAGGTGTACAAGTGTACCCAACCGGGGCGGTGTGCGTTCTGGTATATCTTCCAGAACTGGCGACAGCTTCCACAACTTGTAAGGGCATATTATACCCATTTTATACAACGCTGTTAAAGGTGTTTTGAGGCGTGCAGGTGTCAACCTTTGCAATTATGCACTTACGAAATAAAACTGCCGCACAGGGTAAACCACAAAGCCACGACACCAAAATAAACACGAACCGCAGCCGGTCAAGTTTATATAATGTACTTTAATCCATTAAAGTTTTTCATCAATTTTTCAAGGTAAATCTGAACAAAATCGGGAGCAAAAATTGAAATTCTGTGTAACCGATTTTTGGATTCCAAAATTGTATATGACGGGGGTATTTGAAACGGCGCATTATAATTTTGCGAGAAATTTTTTCAATTTTTTAAGTAGGATTTGAACGAAATCTGAACCGAATTTTAAAAATTGTCAAAATCGTTTTTCTGAATATCAAAGATGTATCCGGGGGAGGTATCAAATGCGTTACCCCGAAATTTTTTGGCAACATTTTTCTGTATAAATCAATGCTTTACTTGAATACCGGCATTGACTAAGCTCATATATTAATATTTCCTTTGTCATAGTCGGATTAGTCTTTTGAATTATCTTTAACAGCTCATCAATACTCAGCATCCCACTCTCCTAACTGCCCCTAAAACCATATCAACAATGTCAAATACTTCATCTCCGTATGTTGCTACAAAATCGCACAATATTTCTTCCTGTTCGATAGGCAAATACACATCATAGGACATACAGATTGCGTGGCATACTTCGTGTATAAGCACTTTGCGTTGCATAAATCCACGCAAGGCGTTTGACAGATAAATTGTATGTGTATATCTATCAGTTACACCTAGCACAGAAACATTGTCTGACCGCTTTAATTCACCCGAATTTGAATTTTTGTATTGCACTTGCCAATTTGTACCATTAATGCCAAAAACCATCTGCATGCTCCTTTCTGAATAAAACAGGCTATGAATATTGCTACCCATAGCCTTTAATCTTAGAATTTTGACATAAGATTATTCATATTATTCTTGATTAAACTCTTTTCTTCGGTCGTTGCGTTATCGCTAACTATTTTAATTATCTCATTAGTAACAGTTTTAATGTATTTATCTAATGCTTTCATTCTTTGCTCTTTGTCCTCTGGTGTAGTGCCACTGTGCATTTCTTTAGTTTCTGTATAATTTCTCTTTGCCCTGTCATAGCCGCTTTCGTTCATCGGCTCTGTATAGTACATCTTGCCATAATCCCTATCCATGTCCCTCATATGCTCCACTTCTGGGTACATGTGCATATAAGGCGGTTCTTCATATCCTCTGTGGTATGTTCCCTTGTCTTTAGGGGCGAACCTGCCATTTGCATAGCGGTAGGGGTCGTAAAATCTCCTGTCTGGATAATCTTCGTACTGTTCAAGCATACGCATAATATCTTCGTTATCTTCTGACTTTTCCATAGCTTCAACAATTCTATAATCTTTGTCAAAGCAAGCTATGTTCTTCGCTATTTCTGTAAAATCCTTTAAATCGTCAAGGTTCTGTCCCTCAAAGCTGTCTAATCCGATTGCTTCAACTTTAGCCTTGACACATTCCATAATCTGTTTAGCCCATTTGTGCATATCATCAAGCCTCCCTTACTGCGATTAAGTTACTATTCTGTACTTCAATAGCCTGTGTAGATGTATTTTGCACCGCTACTGTACTGCAACAGCCACAAGGTACATCAATATATGCCTGTGCTGATACATTAAAGAAATTTTCAACTGCGGCTGGTGTTACAATCATTCGTGTTGACTGCAAAGGCTCTCCGTCTACTGCAATGGCAAGCGAGATGGCTTCAACCGTACCGCCTGTAGGTATTTGAATGTTGCCGGAATACGATACTAAAAATCGTGCTTTGCACTGATTAGTGATACCTCTTAGCTTGATAATTCCGCTTCCGGTCCTGTGTACAATGCATTTTGTTCCGTTTACGGCTGTCTCTGTAAATGCCACATCTTCTCCGGCGGCAACTGTTTGTAATGCAATTCCTGTTATTTCCATTATTTTTACCTCTCTTTCACAAAATAAGGGCAAACATTATAGTCTGCCCTTGGGTTTATAAGTAATACTGCTTAGCAGACATAATCGAGTTAAACTCAATTAAGATACTCAATTATTCAGTTTTAGCAGCCACATCCTGTATTGCAACCACATCCATAAGCATAAGCATTAGGATTAGGCACAACATAAGCTGGAATAGCCGTAGGATTTACAGAGTTGATAATCTGCTGTGTCTGAGCTGCCATCTGAGTTGTAAGAAGTGCGTTCTGTCTATCCTGTGATGCGGCTCTGCGTAAATCGTTGTTCTCTGCTGTAAGTGTTGCTATCTTATCATTTGTTAAGAAATCAAGGATAGCTCTCGTTCCTGCCTGCTGGCTGTCGATAATATCTCTTGTGTTGTTGCACATTGTGTTCTGTAAAGCACAAGTGTTAGTTGCCATGTTGTAGTTTACGCCTTGAATAGCTTCTCTTGTCTCACAGCAGCAGTTAGCGAGCTGCGCCTGTAATGCATTTGTATTCTGCATATTAGCAACAGTATCAGCATTGATAGCCTGCTGTATGCCATAGCCTGTCTGCATGATATTTGTGTTAATGCCATTGAAACCTGTGAGCATACTATTATTCATAGCGTAGAAGCCATCACAAAGTCCGTTGGAAATGCCATCTAACTTGCTGATAACTGCTGAATTGTCAAATCCTCTCTGAATATCAGCCTGTGTAGCCGCTGTCGCAACATAGCCACCGCCATTGTTACCGCCAAAGCCACCAAATCCACCATTGCCCCATCCAAAGAGTAATGCGAATACAACGATTATCCAAAGCCATCCTCCGTCAGCCCATCCGCCGTTATTGCCGTTGCTGTCAATATTAGCAACTAAAGGTATGCTGGCACAATTTGAGTTTGAAAACATATTGTTACCTCCTAAAAATATATTCATAAAGATGTCACCCAGGTAATTTGCAAAGACATCTAATATGCTACTAATTACCAAATCTACTTTTTATCTGATTAAATACATCATCTGCATTTAACCCCTTTTCTTTGCATAAATTTCTAGCCATCTGCTCTATTCCTTGCATATTACCTTGCTGTGCCATTTGCATTGTGTTTTTCATCATAGGATTATTCATCATCTGATTATTTCCCATTATCTGTTGTATGAACTGTTGCGGACCAGCTTTCATCATCTGAAAAATGTTAATTGGGTTCATTCTTCATCACCGCCTTTGCTTTGAGTTCTTGAAGTTTTTCTTTGCGTTCCTAAAGATTTATCAAATCTATCTTCCAACTGCCCTATTTTCTCTGACAATTCCTTAAACTTATTCAGAAATAGCTGTGTGCTTTCATCTGATAGGGTAAATTTAGCATTTTCTGCATCAGGCATAGAATTTACTGTCTGATTATCTTTAGGGGCTGTATAAGGCTTATACACAATCGTTCTAATTGTTCCGTCAGCATTCCAGCCCTTAACATAAATCTCCGACATATCCTGCTTAGGAAAAAAAGCCATTGAGCCATCCATAGGGACCTCGTTAGCGTTTATATTTTCAACTGCTTGCACAACTCTGCCGTTAATACCTATTATCTGCTGTGGAATAGTTTGCTGAACTTGTGATTGCTGCATCTGCTCCTGCGGCTGAAATCTCTGGATATTTGCCATAGGATTATATTGATATGCTCCATATTGAGGTACATAATTACTCATAATCGGTTGCTGATAAGGATTGTTCATTGTCTGCCTCCTCTAAAACTTCCTCGATTGCGTGGATAACAAGAGATAATGTCACTAAGTCAAGTTTCTGTAATTCTTCTTTACTCAAGATTTTTTCTCTTACTTCATCAGAAAACATTTGCACTACCTCTCTTTCTAGTTACATTTTTGCATAAAAAAAATCACTTATAGCGACACATAATAGACATATGTGCGACATATAAGCGACAATGCTGAAATTATATAATTGTAAAACGCGATAAATGCGGCATTAGCACTTCCTATATGCTATAGGAACTGCATTAAGTTTGTGCTAAAAATTCTTAAGCTGTATTTCAATATTTCCATTGACAATTACTATCTTGTCAATTATAGTCTTTAGTATCAAGTTCTTTTGTTTCTTGTCGACCTTATCCCAAATGTCGGCAAGTTTTTTTATGTTCTCATAAACAAACTCCCTTTTTTGTGTATTAATTGCGTTTTTGCTTTCAGCGGCAATGTTTAATTTCATTTCCTTAATCTGTGCTTCCAGTTCCTTAATCATTTCCAAGACAGTATCATTTCCGTCAGCATACAGATTATACAATCTTTTTAGCTTAATCTGTTCCTTTTCAAGCTGTGATTGCATAATTTCAAGTTTTGTCGCCTTTTCTTTTGGCTTGTAAGACGATAAATCAAGCGATATTTTAAGGATTTCTTCTTCTACTTGTTTCTCTATCTCGTCCGCCCATTCAAGCGAATTATTACAGCTTGCATTATAATTAGGCAGATATGAAAGCGATTTATTTCTTGAGCAACAATAAATCTTATGTTTTTCACTGCCCCATTTTTGATAACGCATTTTGCAACCACAAATTCCACAATAACATAATCCGGTCAATAAATTAGGTTCAGTTATGCAGTAAGTTTTTGCTGAACACCTTGACTTTCTTAGTTCTAATCCAAGATTAAACCTATCTTTATCAAAAATAGGTTCGTGTTTTCCTTGATATATTTTGCCTTTGTAAGGTATCATTCCGATATTTACAACGCCGGTCAAAATGCTTCTAGTAACAAGTTCAGACTTAAAGCCACAAATTTCTTTAATTTTCGCATCTGAATAGCCAGATATGAATAATTCAAGACCTTTTCTTGCTTGTTCTGCACGTTCCGGGATAGGTATTAATATACCTTGTTCCTTACTGTAGGAATAGCAATACGGCAAATTGCCACCGCCCATCCAGTAACCCTGCTTAATTCTTTCAAGCATACCGCCACGCATACGCAACATCATAGTATTTTTATCAAGCTGTGCAAATACAGCCATCATTTGTGTGTACGCCTGCTCCATTGGGCTATCATAATTTACGCTATCGTGAACACATTTAAACACGACATTATACTTTTGAAATACTTTCTCGATAAGATATATTCCGTCAATCATATTTCTTGATAATCGGTCAAGCTTAAAAGCAACAACACAACTTACTCTTTTGCGGCTACAATCATTCACAAGTCTTTGAAGTTCCGGTCTATCCATATTTGTACCTGTGTAACCATCGTCAATATACCAATCTGTTATTACAAGCTCATTTTTCCTACAATAATTTTCAATGTCTCTTTTTTGGCTATCAAGTCCATTGCCCTCAACAGCCTGTTTTTCAGTAGATACTCTCATATAAGCAACACATTCCATATATTTTATCTCCTTATAATATAAATAAATGTGCCGCATTTATCACGTTCTACGGCACATTGTAACACATATTTACTTGTTGTCAATTATCTCTGCAATTATCTTTAGTAAGCTGTCTGAAAGAGTTATGTTTTCTGTTTTTACGTCTTCGCCATTTTGAGTAACCCTAATCATTTATAACCTCCAACTTACTTATTTTCTTTTTAATTTTGTTTATCTTGCGATTGACTGTTCTATCACACACGGACAGCCGCATAGCAATTTCTGTAATGCTTCTGCCTTGTGATAGTAACTTGAATATTCTCAATTCTTCTTCTGTAAAATTGGCATTTTTAATTATCTCATCAAGTTCCGGCTTAGTCAGTTCTGAAAACTTCATAAGCCAATCTCCTTATTTAAACTTAATATGTTCTATTCCTGTTTCTTCGTATAACTGATTAACAAGCTCCTCTGCTGTGAATAATCCGTCATTGTAGTTATCTATAAGTACTTTAAGCTCTTTTTGTACTTTTGTTAATCTCTGCTGTCCGAAACCGAATTTATCATGCAGCACCCATAAAATTAATATTAATGCTGATTCAAAATTTTTCTTCTGCTGTTCATTACTAATCCTATTCATCTGAACACGTAACATTTGCTCCTTAAACTTTTTCTGTTCTGACTTACTCATACATACTCCTTATTTATCAAGTATTTTGACAATTTTCTTTATTATTTTTTGTACTGAAACTTGGTTTTGAACATTTTCTTCTAAAACTTTTTGCATTTCTTTCAGAATTAAAGTGTGGATATGCATTGAGTACTCTAATTCTTGTATTCTTTGCATAATTTCATCTTTCTCTTCTTCCATTTGTTCACCGCTTTCTTAAAAATTGATTATCATACCGCCATAAATGCTTGCTATTATCATTCTTAAGGCTTTTACCCCTTTCATAGTCTGTCTGCCAGCATTTCTGACACAACTGTCCTTGCGGTCTGTCAATAGGTTCTCCACAACGATAGCACAAGTAATTTTCTTTGCGATATTCTTTTATATTCTGCCTATTTTCAATTCTTTTTCTGTGGATAGCATTATCTTTGCTCTGACATACAAAACACTTCGCTTTACCCTTAACAGCTTTAGCCTTTCCACATCTAACACATGTGCCGGTTTTCTTGCGTTCAGCGTATAAGTTTCTTGAATACCGTTTAAACGCTTCGTTGTTTTGTCTTCGCTTATCATCACTTATTGGGTGACTGGCTCTGTATTCTGCTTTCTTAGCTAAACATTCCAGGCATATCTTTTCTTCGCCTGCAAGCTTATTTTTACGGCATTCCGGACATATCCTAAGCTGTCTACATAATTCTCTAGTTTCTCTTTGATAAGCTGTATGCTTTTCTTTACATTCTTCGCAATAAAAGCCTTTTCTATCAAGTGGCTTGCCACATTTAGGACACAATCCATTATTTCGGCGATAATTATATAATTTCTTCTGTGGACTAATTGGCGTTGTTTCCACTAAAAATCAACCTCTCATTCTGTAAATTCTATTTTGTACTTCTTTAGGTGCTTCAATATATTCTTCTGCGTTTGTATTTTGACCGATAAGGGCATTTTCTTTAATTTGTAATGTATTTATATCTCTTTGGAATTTTTGCTCGATTTGAGCCTTATACGAATTTGCATTCGTCTTTTCGATAAGTGATTTAATATTGTCCGGCATACGATTTATTTCATTCGCACGCTTAACAGCTGTTTCGTAAGTTCTTAGAAAATTTGATTGTATTACTGTTTCAATCGTCTGATAATCTGATGTCGCCCAGTTTTTAAGGTTATCTGGCATACCAACCGCTTGTCTGACTAATGGTGGCAGCTTGTTAAATTCTTCAATTGCCCCATATGTGCCGTTCCTTAATGCTTTACTGACTAATCCCCAAGCTGTCATTCCGTCAAGTTCTTGCGGCTGTGATATAGTCTGTATTTTACCTATCAACTGTCCTATACTTGGGGCAAATCCGCTTGTATCAGAACTGATGTATGCTTTAAGTGCAACTGATACTTGTTCATAACTGTAATTTTCTAACATCATATTCCACACATCTACCGTCTCTGATAGGTTGTTAGGCTTGTAGTTAGGGTAGCAATCACACATAATGCGAATGATTTTAACTGTTTCTTCTCTTGTCAAGCGTTGCTACCTCCTGATTCATATAAAATTTTGACGCCATCTGCATCTACATTTGAACTTTTATTTGCTATGCTTCTAAAAATATCCACATAATCACAATTACCCAAATCAATAGGGCAATTATCTAATATATTTAATATATCTTCGATAACCGCTCTTTCACTATCATTAACTGTGATTTCGTAAATTGTATCTGAATACATAATTTTTCTCCTTTACACATTATCCCAATCAATAGCACCCTTATTGAAATTCTGATTGCCTTGCTTTTCGGAAATAACATTCTGATTAAGGTAACTCTCAAACTTCGTGCCAAACAAGGTATCTGGTCTTAAATATCTTTCCCTTTCAGTTCCAAGCCATTCATTAACTTTTTTATCTATGACTGTGTAAAAATCCTGTTCAGTATATCCCTCTTTGATTCTTGCCCCGATATGCTTCTTAGTATTAGGCGTATTGTATCTATATCTGGTGTTACATCTGTTATTTAAGTAACTAATAATATTTATATATATATTATTATCTATATTATCTTTCTTTTTATTTATTATATTATTATTAACAGAAACAGAATCAGATACAGTATCAGAATCAGTATCAGAATCAGTATCAGAAACAGATGTCTCCATAGGGTATGTATACCCTATGTATAGGGTATCATTTTTAATGGAATCAACCATATCATTAACATATTTTCTAAATTCATCAGATTTAATATGTTTGGCAACTCCTAAAACCCCTGTCAAGACTTTCTCTGATTTGCTCCAATTATACTTATACCAATGTAATATCAGCACTTCTTTAGTTTCTGAATCAAACTTAATAACCTTGTGTACCTTATCAAACCTTTCTAATAGTCTGATAACAGTATCTTTGTTATAACCTGTCTGCCTTGTCATTTGCGAATAACTAACCTCATAACACCCACATATATTTGTCTGTGGATTTGTTAGCAAATATATGTAGAAATACTTGTCCTCTGGCGTAAAATCATCTTCAACCTTGTTATCGGTCCAAAATGATAATTGAACATTTCTATATATTGCCATATCATTGCTCCTATTCTTCAAGTTCTGCCATTATCACTTCACTAAATCGTTAATGTTAATTCTAAATCCGTTAAATTCCTTGCCTTTACTCTTGATGTAAGCTGCTGTATCAAAGAACATCAAGTTGCCACTATTGTCGGTTGCCATACTTACACCATTTCTTGTAAGACTGCCTTTGAGTAGGTCAAGTAAAATCTGTATTTCCTGCTTTGTTTCGTCTTTCATTATTTACCTCTCCATATTTCCTCATCAAGAATATATTGCCTAATAAATCTATCTGCGTACTGTGGGTGTATCATTGACCTTGCTGTTTTTCTGTCTACTCCCAATGGATTATCGCTTGTAACATATCTTTGTTTCATAACCTCAACTACCTCTAATGGTTCAAAAATAAGATTATTCTTAGGTTGTAAACCAATGAACCAATATTGCGTAGGCTTTTTATAGTAATCTCCGTTCAATGTCCTGTCTTTGTCGATGACATTGGGCTTTAAGCACCAAAAATGTGTTAAATAATGCATTCCGCTAGTGCTTAATGGATTTTCTATAATCAGCCTTAGATGTTTTCTTTGACAGACAATAACAAATTTGTTAAGTATCTCATAGAACAAACTTAACTGCCTATGTCTTTTCATTGACACCTCACATTTTTGCTCAATAGTGTAATTCTTATATTGATAAGCTGTGCAGCATAAATGCCTAGGGCTTTGGTCTGAAAAATAAGTGCAAGGAAAAAACGCAAATATCAAATCATCAGGGCCTATCTTATCAAACAAACTTGGCTTACCTTGATACCCCCCCTCTATCTCTTTAAAAAGGTCAGTAACATAGTCGGTTTCGTCAAATTCATTCTGAATATCATAGTCATAGGCTTCAATTCCATACTTTTTGAAAGCATTCTTGAATGTGCCTGACTGTTCAAATAAACAATGTACTATCATACTGTATCTCCTATAAAATCACTTATATTCATTTGACTGTCCTTTTCAAATACAAGCATTTCATTCTTTGCTATATTAAAATACTTTTCATCAATCTCAATTCCTATGAATTTTCTATTTGCTTGTAAACAAGCAATTCCGGTAGAACCTATCCCCATAAAAGGGTCTAAAACAATCTGATTTTCTAATGATGAATTCTCAATTAATATTTTCATCAGCTCTACTGGCTTTTCGGTATCGTGGAGATTTTTACCATTTGCATCTTTTCTTTTTATATTGGGAATCGACAATATATCGCTTGTGCCACAATTATTTATTTTTACCCCTTTCCCTTTTCTAAAAAAGAGGATATATTCAAATTGCGACATATAAAATTGCCCCATAATTTTATTTCCCTTGTTCCAAATTAAAGACTTAATAAAATGAAATCCGTATTGCTTAATACCATTCTTTTTTTCGTCCTCTGTTCTTAAATTCGTAAAACTGTTAAGCATTTTTATAAGATTAATATGATTAGTCATAACATAACAATGGCTACCATTTTTTAATATACGGTAAAATTCAGATGCATACATATCGCAATCTATATTGTTATAATTAAAAACTTTTCCTTGTTTATTTATCTTCTTTTGAAACATTCCACCACTGTTTCCTGCATTTCCCCTAGATGTTGTTGGGTATGGTGGGTCGGTAACAATTAAATCAATGCTTTCATCAGCTATATTTTTAACAACATTTAAAAAATCATCATTAAAAATTTTTACTTTTTCTTTCATTCTAAATCTACCAAAAGGAAACCTCAGTTTTATGTGCGCACAACCTATTCCTTTCTTTGTTTTTTTGCTAGTTGTTATATCTTTTTTTCAATGTGTTCTGCACCTTATTCATTCCCTTAATGCCACCGACAATAAAAGCTATCTCTGCTCTATTTTCTGTCGCTTTTGTTTCCGCTTCCATATCGTGTAGTCCGTACTCTGCCTGAATAATTTCATTTGCAGTAATTCTTTTCAGAATTTCTTCACATTTCTTTTTACTTAAAATCCTCATTCTACTTTGCTCCTTTCAACTTTTCAGACAACATCTTAAGTTCTACATCATCACAATTTACTTCCATGTATCTTGTGTCTCTTCTCTTTTTGAGTTCTTCAATGCAATCATCAACAGCCTTGTTATAACCAACTGAATATCCGTGTTCATACCCAGCTTTTCTGTTTTCTTCTAACATTTTTCTTGTTAGACTAAAACCAGCCTTATGGTCTCTCTCATTCATCACTTTCACCCGCTTTCAATAAATCTATAAACTTCTCATACTGTTTCTGCGATACCTTATTGTGCTTCTTATCGTCTCTAATTTCGATTTTAAGGTGTTTTTCAGCGATAGAGGATAATTTCCTCGCTAATACCTTTTTACCTTGCTGTACGCCCTGCATATAGCCTTTAGGTGCTTTTCTCTCGCCTATTGAACCACTGGCACGATTTTCTCCTTGACCGCCTAAACTGACATTTCTAAGCTGATAACCTTTATCGGCATATAGCTTGATGTAATACTTCTCTTTTTCGTCAAGCTCGTTTTCTGGAAAATTCAGAAATTCAACTCGCCAACCATAAGGATTTTTCTGCTCGTCATACAGCTTGTGTTTGCGTAAACTAAGGTCTATGTGCTGTTCGTAACCTACAAGGTGGCTTGCCAATCTGCTAATGGTATGTACTGCCTGTCCGATATAAGCATACTTAAATCCGTTTTCATCTTCTCGAAGCAAGAAGTATATTCCACTTTTGTCATTCAGCTTTGGATTCAGCTTCAATAGTCGCTTTTTGTTTTCCTGTTCTATTGCCTTGGCTCTCGCTATGTTCTGATAATTCAACTGTTATCACCTGCCTTTAGCTGTTCCGCAAGCTCTTCTAGCTTAAACATATCATCAACAAAGATAAGCCCTGCATCTTCAACAGCTTTTATAAAATTGTCAATAGCCTTATTTCTTACATCATCAGCTGTTACAAATTCACAGTTAAAAGTACTGCAAGTTCCTGTAGTATGATGTATACATTTATTGCAATCTCTATCCATTAATTTTACCTGCCTTTATTATCTTAATTGCCCTTTCTAAACCTCTTTGAAAACTATCATCATATTCTGCATCAAGGCAAGGGCTGACTTCTTCAACATATTTGTCAAAATCTGCGTATGATAACTCTCTTTCGTCTTCAAGCTGTTTCACAACCTTATCAATATCATTAACCGTTAATTGTTCTGCATTTTCTTCAACAAGGTTATTTTCCGTTGCGGTTCTTGATTTAAACGGGTCTACGAAATTATCAATAGGTTTAGCTCCCATACTAAAAGCTATTGGTTGTTCATCAATGATAGTTTCAAATATTTCAGATAAAGCCTTACTGATATAATTTCTTTTGTGAATATCCTCAATCAGTTTATCCGCATAAATCAATCTCATTCTTCATCACTCCAATCTAACTTCTGACCGCACTCATTGCAGTAATTACATTTCCTTTGGTCGTGTGAATGGTTTTGAGACCGATTATATCTCTGTCCTACAAACCAACCGCAAATAGGGCATACCCAATCTTGCCATTTTGTTACTCTATATTCTCCGTGTCCATTCTCATAATCAACAAAACTCCCGGTTTCTCCATTTTTTAAAATAGGCTTCCTTGGTATCTGCTTTTCTCTAGCTTCAATCACACTCTTAAATGTAAAGCCTTTCTTAACACATTCATCTTCAAACTGCATATAGTTTTCAAGGACTTCTGTTGTCATCTTGCGGTCGGATAGCTTCTTAATTGTTTCAAGTGCCTGTATTGCAAGTTCAGACGCTTCTCTTGATATGTTGCTTCCAAATGGCATATCAATATTCTGCTGAAATTCCTTAATTGCTTCATTCTTTGTCATACTCACACCTCTTTAATTAAATGGTAATCCCTCATCAGCTACATTGTCTGGAATTGACATAAAGCTGTTTAAACTAGCATTACCGCCCATAATTCCGTTATTGTTATTGTTCTGCTGATTAGCACGACTTTCGCAAAATTCGTGTCTTTCAACAACACAATCATTAGTGTAGACTTTCTGTCCGTCCTTGTTAGTGTAGTTGCCTGTCTGCCATCTACCCTCAACGATAATCTTAGTTCCCTGATGTAAATACTTCTCTGCAAACTCTCCATTTTTGCCAAATGCAATACAGTTAATAAAGTCTGCTGCCTGTTCGCCCTCTTTCTTGAAAGCTCTGTCAACGGCTAATGTGTATCTTGCTACTGCCATACTTCCATTTGCCGTCTGTGAATATCTAATTTCCGGTTCTCTAACAACTCTTCCACATAAAATTATACGATTCATTACTTTTCCTCACTTTCTACTAACTCAAATCTATATTTCTGTTCTGCATTAGGATATTTCCCTTTATCAACCTCACTCATAAACATTTCAAGAGGTCTGTTCCAGATATGCCCTTCATATTCATATACAACCGATATTTCCTCTGTTTCTGTATGTCTTGAAATACCGATAATAGTAACAATCTTGCCAATCTTAAAATGCTTATATTTCTCGCCTTTTCGAGGTAAAGGTCTGTCAAATTCTGTACTGATATTATCTGCCTTAAAATGCCTTGTGAGTAACGCAAGGTCACAGTTTGGCTTATCTTCACCATCAAGATTAAATTCTTCCGACTGTTCGATATGTAACTGTTGCCAATTTTCGGCATATCCTACATCGCTTATATCATCATATATATCTTCGAGTGAAATATTTTCACGATTGGAAACTAAATAGCCGCTAAACCTAAATATCTTTGCCATATTCTCTCCTATTCTGCTTCTGATTTAAGCCAATCCATACAACTAGCTTCTCCCTCGTATTCTTCACCGAATGTGTTCTTAAATCCGACAAGAAACTCTGCTAACTCTTCATCCGACATATTCCTTATTCTGTCGGCATTGGTGTTTCTGCTATCACATCTGCAACAAGGCTCATTATCCCTTGAATTGCTGTTGTGCTGGCAGTTGCAAGTGTGGTTAGTTTCATAATTCTGTATGCTTGCCACTTCTGTAAAAGCTGTGAGCATATCAGAAAAGTATTTCAGCATACTATCTCTATCAATGTTATGCTTGTCTGCCATAGCACATACGCTTGCTAATGTGTCAGTTACTATGCTCTGTAAATCTTCCATTTCTTTATCTGTGAGATTGCTCTGCTTATCACTCATCTTCTCCACCTCTCAATTCTTTCAGTTTTGCTTCGGATTCTGATTTTGTGAGGAATGCTGTTTTACCGAATTTCTTCAAATTTGTTACAATCCAATCAAGGCTATATGCTATCATGCCTTGCACATAATTTTCTTTTTTGCTGTCACACTCATACTCACACCCTTGGCAACTATATTCGTCGAATTCCTCATTGTTAAATGTGCATTTAGTGTATCTGCTGAAAATACAATAAACTGTATCTCCCACCTTACAAGGCAATTTAACAAGTCTGCCCTGTTCTTCTAATTCCTCATAATCAGCAAGTTTGTCAATAACATCAGCAATTGTTTCGCAATTTTCCCAATCTTCTTTACTACAATACTCAAATCCATATTTGCAATTTGAACCACAGCCCTTAACGCAATATGTATTACCTATCTTATCTGTTAATCTCTCCATTGCTACTCCTTTCTGCTTCTCAACTCTCTTAGTTTTGCTTCTGCTTTTTCTTCTGTAGAAAAATATTTGCAGCCATTCTTATCAATATTCTCAATCTCATATATCGTAAGTTCCCTTATGGATTTCATTGTAACCAGTGCATGTTTAGAGTACTTTATAGCAGCGTCAAAATACACATCTTTGCAAGGCAATTTAATAAGTCTGTCTTGTTCCTCTAAATCTTCATAATATGCTAACTTGTCAATCAATTGCTGATTTTTCGTCCATATGCTTACTCTTTCGTAACCATCTTCTGTTTTCATAGTTAATCTCTCCATTACTGCTCCTTTCTAAAAAGGGCACTCATTAGGATTTTTTAATCTTTCAAAACCGACATATCATACCCACTTTCAATAAACTTCAATGTTTTGGCATGGTTGCACCTATTTCCAAGATATGTATAAATCTGCTCCATGTCTTCCTCGGTAAAGTCGGTTTCCAAAAACTGATTTACACCACTAAGTATAAATCTGTGAAATTTATCATTGCTTCGTTTAGTGCTATATGGTTCTGTCTTGTGTGCGGGTCTTGATAGCCATTCCAGCATTTTGCACTTTACATCTGTTTCATTTTCACAATCTTTTAATCCGAAATATGTATTGCTTTTAATATGTGCTATAAACTCTGCGTTGTGGTTTATAACGCTATTAGGAAAACAATTCATTAACTTTGTAACTATATCCCAACTAATCAAAACGGGCATTCATCTCCCTTCCTTAAAACCCATTCCTTGCCACGCTCCGCAACATCCACATTCGCCCCATAAGCAACTTTTTTCATCTTCTCAATGAAACTATCTCTATCAGAATTTTCTGCTGATAGATGGCACATTATGACGTTCTGCAAGCTATTTGAATAATTTGCTTTGACAAAATCGCAAGCTGTGTCAATAGATAAATGACCTCTGAATACGTGATTGGCTTTGCCTGTGTTATCCCTGTCGATTAAGTCCTTGTCATAATTCACACCTAAGAGAATGTGGTTTATGTCTTTAAATCTCCACTTGATTAATTCACAATCGGTTATGTAAAGCATTCTTCCCATTTCCTTGTGAGTAATCAGGAAGCCGTATATCGGGCAAGGTTCGCCGTTTGCGTCTGTGTGCGTCCAACTTCCGTCTATTGTCGTTAAATCAAAGGATTTTACTGTAAACTCGCCCATGTTCATTGACTTACAGCTATCGCCTAAATATGGGGCAAGTATCGGTATTCCCATTGGCTCAAAATCGTTTAATGACTTGCTATGGTCTAGAGGTGGGCGTGACTTATAATCACACCCTTAATCCCCCTTATATTCCAATTCAAGCCTTTTTTAATCTCCTTAATCGGTATTCCGCAATCAAGGATAAGTGTTTCTCTACTGTTGGAAGTTAGCAGATAGCAATTACCGGCTGACGATGAGCCTAAGCATTTTAATTTCATACTCACACCTCGATTTCATCATCCTGTGGAAACTGAAAGTACTCTGTTGTAGCTTTCCGGAATTGTTCCTCACTCAAAATACGCTGTACTTCTTCAAAGCGCTTTGAACTGGCTGTGCAATGATAAAACACATTATTTTCATACACTTTTCTAAGCATTTCCATAGCCTTAAGTGCCTTTGCGTTGGTTGAGTATTCAGCAATTTTTACACTTGGTGCGTATGAGTTTTGGCAATATATACGTGCTACTTTTGCATCATATTTAGCACCAATAACAAATAATTGATAATCATTATATGGAACATCTAATGCTCCGTCCTGCGAAATTATTCTCATACTCAATCTCCTATTCTGCCTGCATAAATGGCGGTAATGTGTTATCTTCTGCCTGTTCTTCGGTTACTTCCGTGGCTGTGCCCTCGATAATGTCGCTTTCTTCAAAATCAACGCTGTTTGCGTTTTCTTTAATCTCATCAGCAACAACCTTTTCTGTATCAAGTTTCACATCTGATATATTCTGAAATTCTTCCTGCGCATATAACCCTTGAAATCTGTCCGGGAAAGCTTCTCTCAAAGCCTGTACAACAGCTACTTTTCTAATCATTGTAGCTGGTTTTTTCGCCCATTGACTATTGAGCGAGCCGTCTTTTTTTCTTCCTGCATACTCATCAAAGCCTACTGACTGATACTCGTCCTCTTTTCCGTCGATAAAGATTTTCGCCCAGCCGCCTACGATAGTTTCGTTAGGTAAAACCATTGTTCCCTCTCGTTCTTCAACTGTTCCGTCCTTTTTAATTACAACGATTCCTGCTTTCTTTCCCTTATATCGTGGGTCTGCATTGGCTCTCTTTGTGAAAACATCTTTTCCGGTAACTATTGTGGCTGGGTCGTTACTTCCGTACTTAATAAGGTATGCTTCTCTCAAAAACGGATTTAAGTGCTGGTATCTGCATAATGACATAAACATCATTACTTCTCCGTCAGATACATTACCGCCGCCATTTACAAGATATCTTCTTATCATTGTTGGAGAAATTTTTACCATTTCTCCATTTGATTCATATTCAACTAACTGTGTATTCTCTGCCATAATTACTTTCCTACCTTTCTCCACTTAAAATCTGACCGACAATCTGTCTTAATTCGTTGCTAACCCTGCTTACAGTCCAAAAATCCGTAGTATCAAATGCGTGAGCACAATCAAATCCAATGTACCACTTGTTTTTATCATCAATTTCAAGCGGACTAGGTGCTTCTTTGTTTGCATATGTAATGCCGCCGTGGCAATTTATACTTGCTGTATTGATAGGCAACCTTTTGGAAACCTGCACATATCCACATCTGTAACAGTTGTCGCCCATATGCCGCATTATCACATAACAGTTAAAGCCATTGAAATTGAATGAGCGTTCTAATATAGAAGTCATATTATCCCTCCACAATCTCTAATTTCTCACTATCATTAACAATCAGCATAATCAACTGGCTATCTACCATTTCAGCAACTTTTTTCTGATTATCTTCATCTAAACTCTCACTATCGTCTAAAATAATAGGCACTGATATGCCACTAATTTTCTGAATAGAATTACAAATATCAACTCTGCCTAAAATCCTGTTACCCTTGTTAGACATAGTTGTTAAAATGCTCTTTCCGTCAACAGTAGGTATGCAGCAACTTTTGTAATTGCCATTCTTAGCATATTCAAATAACTGCCACTTAACTAACCCAAAGTGGCTGTTTA